AAATGATGAGATTTTAGTTTCTGAATTAAAAGATTATATTGACTATTTAAAAAGCATTTATTCGTTAAACAACGAATTTAATTCAGCAATTAAAGCTTTAGATGCAACAGAACAATCAAAAATGATTGATTTGTTAGATTTAAATAAAGACGAATTAAATGAAAATAATAAAACATTTAAAGCAATTTTAAATTTAATTAAAGCTGTTTCTTCTTCGGAAACAACAGAACAAAAAAATATTAGAGAAAAAAATAATTATTTTGTAAAAAAAGCAATTACAGAAGTTTTAAATTTAAGAATTGATAAAACAAAAACAGAAGTTACCGATGCAATATCTACTATAAAAAACAAACCATAACCAACCCTTCCTTCCTTTTCAAAAACCTCCGTTCTGGAGGTTTTTTTGTATCTGTGTTATAATTAATTATAACAAACATCATTTACAAATTATTATGAATTTAATTTTTTTAAAACAGCAGTATAAAAAATCAGTTGAGCGTGAATCTCAAAATAAATCATCAAACCAAAAAGCTTTAGAAGAAAAAAACAAAAAGTTACATCTTGTTTTAGATTCTTTTACCGTTAGCTCCAAATCTTGCTTTAATGCTAGGCAAATTGCAACTAAATGCAATATCAAATTTAAATTTTTAAATAAAAATTTAACTGAAAAACAGAAAGTTTTTTTGAAAAGAAAAACTGCTAGATATTTAAGAGTTCTACTGAAGCATGATTTACCTTTTGGTAAAATTAAAATCAAAACAAAACTAACTACAAGGGAGCTTTGGATACCATTAAACAATAAGCCGCCAGAATATTCTAATGAAGAAAGTTTTTTTAAATTATCTAGAGGGTGCCTTAGTTCTACTCAAATACATAAAGAGGTTCATGGTTTTTTTCATAGCAAAATTGACAGCAACAAAAAACACCTACTAAAATTAAAACGACAACGGTACATTAGGTTACTAACTAGAAGAGGCTGCGATCACAAAACTATTAAACAAATTTTTATTGTTCGTGGATCTTTTATTAAAACTAATGAATTATATTAAAAAAGGATAATATTATGACAACAACAAAACACTTTAACAAAAACACAGACAAGAGGATTACTTGCCCTTGTTGCCCTGAACAAGATGTTCTTCCAGCTGTATATATTGTATTAGAAATGATTAGAAACCACTTTGGTAGACCTGTTAAAATCAACAGTGGCTACAGATGCATTAACTATAATAAAAAAATAGGTGGAGTGTCTAATTCAAAGCACACGAAGGGACTTGCAGTTGATGTTGTGGTTGTAGGCATACCTCCAAAATTAGTTTATGAATTCTTAGATAATCTTTTTCCGAATTCTTTTGGATTGGGCTTATATAATAACTTTACTCATGTTGATGTTAGATCCAAAAAAGCTAGGTGGTCAAAATGTTAGCAAATATTTATAATCAATGTAAAAAAATAAAACAGCATGAGAATGAGTTATCTAAATTAATTAGTGGCGGAATGCCTAGCAGATCTGTTAGAACAAAGCAGTTTTTAGCATCACAAGCAAAATGCAGGCAAATTGTTCAAAGCCACTGGGGTGAAATAATTAACTCTTATTACTCCATTCAACAAGTTTCGGCTCGGTTTAAATTTTCATTTAGGTTGATTAAATCAATACTAACTGAAACTCAAAAGCAGCAACTTAGAATTAAGTTTGAAAAAAAACTTCTTGATTTGTTAAAGCGTGGATGCTCTGTTAAAGAAATAGCTAAATTTTTTGAGGTTAGCACAACATTTATTAGACAAGAAATCATTAAATTAAAAAAAGGATAAATTATGTTTGATTTAATTACAACAATAAACACACCTGCACTTATTCAAAAAGATGATTTAATTATCCGTCAATTAGTTACTGAATATGACAACAAGGTTGCAGCTGCTAAAGCTGCAATTGAAACGATAAAAGACCCAAAGTTCTTTGATGAAGCTCAAGCTTTTGGTTTACTTTATGTTGCTGCAACACAGTACGCGTATTCATCACCTAAACCGATTTATGATGTATATAGATCTGAATATGAAAGGCTGGACGAAATAAACACGGTTTATCCCCGTGCTTACGGGGAACACTAGATTAGGTTTGATTTTCATTTTTAGCAGCGGTTTATCCCCGTGCTTACGGGGAACACAATTAATGATTTTTGCCAATCTATGCCAATAGCGGTTTATCCCCGTGCTTACGGGGAACACGGTTAGCGGTGATTTTAGAGTACAAACTCTGGCGGTTTATCCCCGTGCTTACGGGGAACACAGTTCCAGCGATTGCCTGCAAACTGCTGTATATGGTTTATCCCCGTGCTTACGGGGAACACTTCCGCAAGTTTCTTTTCTAATTGAGATGTGTCGGTTTATCCCCGTGCTTACGGGGAACACTCTTAACGAAATTACAAACAAAATCAACAACTTAAAAGCGTGCTTAAATGTTACCGAATTGTTACAGCGTATTTTCACTAAGTGATAATTAATTATAACAACTAATTTGACTATTTGCAAATTATATATTACAGTATAAAAACTGGCTTAGGAAACGGTCGCCTTGCACCCCCTAAGCGTCGATAGCAATATCGGCAAGGCATATCAAAACACCCCTCAAATTTCATTCATAGAATAGGAGATTTATGGATACAGAAAATCAATTTAATAAAGCAATCAAGCTCTTAAAACAAAAAAAATATACAGAAGTTTTTGATATACTTTTGAAGCTAGCTAATCAAGGACATGCTCCAGCTCAATTTCAGCTTGGCAAAATGTATGATTTAGGTAAAGGCGTAGATTTAGATCATCAGAAAGCTATTGAGTGGTACGAAAAATCAGCCGATCAAGGTTATATTAATGCTCAATTTAGCCTAGGTTCTTCATATTATTTGGGTATAGGCGTAGAGCAAGACTACAGGAAAGCTGTTGAATGGTACACCAAAGCAGAAGAGCAAAACGATGCAGATTATAGCAAAGACGGTAAATTTTATACTGGCGTAGACTCCATAGAATCGTTTAATTGGCACAAAGAAGCTGCAATTTCTGGGAAAAAATCAGCGTATTTTTATTTACTGGTAGATGGAGACGCAGCAAATGACTCATGAAAAGATGAAAGCTAAATTTAATGAAGCAGCTGCACTTCGTAAAAAATGGGAATATGAAGCAGCTTTTAATATTTTTTCTGAATTAGTAAATTATGCCCCAGCTCAAAACCAATTAGGCGAAATGCATCAAAAAGGTTTGCATGTAGAGAAAGACTACAAAGAAGCTATCAAATGCTTTACTAAAGCTGCTGATCAAGGTTTTGGCAAAGCCAATTACAATCTAGGAGTTATGCATGAAGAAGGCGAAGGCGTAGAGAAAGATAAACAAAAAGCTTTTGATTACTACAAGCTAGGAGCTGATCAGTGTTGTGTTGAATCTCTGCACCATCTAGGATACGCATATAAAAATGGCTGGTATGGTGTAAAACAAAACTACAAGAAAGCTATTGAATATTTTACCAAAGCAGCTAATCAAGGTTATTCTTACTCTCAATATGCATTAGCTATGATGCATCACCTAGGAGAAGGTGTAGATAAAGATGATAATAAGGCTCTTGAATTATTTAAACAAGCAGCCGAGCAAAATTATCCAACAGCTCAAGTAATGATTGATGAGATTAATAAGGAGCCGCATTGTTTTTCGATAATGCAAAAAGAATATGATGAAGTTAAAAGGAAAAGAAAAAATGACTGCTGAAAAAATAGAAGCTCAATTTGATAAAGCAATGGGGCTTTACAATCAAGGAGACTACAAAGACGCTTTTGATGGTTTTTTAAAGTTGGCTAATCAAGGACATCCAGAAGCTCAAAATATGTTAGGCAACATGTATGACAGGGGCGAAGGAGTAAAAATTAACGACAAAAAAGCCATTGAATGGTACACTAAAGCAGCCGAGCAAGGCGATGTAGATGCTCAATTTAATTTAGCTTTTATGCATAGAAACGGTATTGGCACAGAAGTTAGTCACAAAGAAGCTGCAAAGTGGTACACTAAAGCAGCCGAGCAAGGCGATGTAGATGCTCAATATAATTTGGGCAAAATGTATGAATTAGGCGAAGGTGTAGAACAAGATTACGAGCAAGCTGCTTATTGGTACACCAAGGCAGCTGATAAAGGACATATATACGCTCAAACCGACCTAGCTGATATGTACAAGCAAGGCTACGGTGTAGAGCAAGATTATAAAAAAGCTTTTGATTTGTATAGCAAAGCAGCCGAGCAAGGAAGCTCCAGCGCTAAAAGAGGGTTAGCTAGCATGTATTATAACGGTAAAGGCGTGAAACAAGATAAGCAAAAAGCCAGAAAATTGCATCAAGCAGCCGACAATAAACTAGTTCAAAATGCCAAAACCTTTGTTAATTCAGACAACAACGGAACTGAAAAAAATGTATCGGACCTAGAGTTTTACGGCAATAAAGATTCATTTCAGTTAATCTGCAAGGCAAGCTCTCAAGCAGAAGGCTGGATGAAGTCAACTAAAGCTATGGAAATCAAAGGCGTTGGATGCTTAGTGCAAGTTTCTACTCAACACGGAGCGAGTGTTGCTGAAGCATTGACTTTTGTACCAGAAATAAAAATAGCTTGGATAGATGACAGCGATCATTCTAAAGGGCGTAAATTAGTAAAAATATAGGAAAACATGGAAATTAAAAAACTAACTCCAGCAGATTTAGAAAGCCACATAGACAGCGCAAAAACTGAATTCATACACCGAGGAACATTAACTATATGCATTCTAACTTTGCATAATGATTTTTATGTTGTAGGTGAGTCTGCATGCATGAATAAGGCAGATTACAACAAGGATGTTGGCGAAGCAATGTCGTTGGGTGATGCTACCAATAAAATATGGCAACTATTAGGGTTCCATTTAAAGCAAACAAAATACGAACAGGAAACCAAATAATGAAAACATTTAAAGCAATCAAAAAACCGATACCAATTGAAGTTATTCAGATTACAGAAAACAACATTGCTGATTGCAAGAAGTTTACTAGTGGCGATTTCTCTATGATTGATGATCAGATCACTATTAAAACCCTAGAGGGAACTATGACAGGTAAGATGGACGATTACATTATCAGAGGGGTTCAGGGAGAATTCTATATCTGCGATCGCGCTATATTTGAAGCAAGCTATGATAAACTTGACAGTTAATTAATAATCCAATATTATATAAACAAAGAACCATAGTTCTTTGTTGATAAAAAAATTAGGTTTCGTTTGTAGTCGAAGCCTTTTTTTTTGCCTAAAATTTATAATTGTTCTATAATCTAGTTATACAAAACTAGGAGGGTATATATTATGATTACTGAAAAACAAGAAAAGTCTATTAATTTATTATCAGATGTATCTCAAACATTACTTACCAAAATTAACAATACAGGCATACCAGATGCAAACCTGCTGTCTTTAGCTTATTTTAATTTAGATGAAAACACATACACTCATGGTACGACTTGCAAAGGGTGGGGGCTTGATAACTTTGAGTCCAATGTTTTAAATACTACAGAAGGCTTGAGCAAAGTAATTAAAGACAAATACGATCTTATCTCTAACACTGAATGGGAAAATGTAGCAAAAGATTCTTTTGAGAAAGATCCAAAAGTTAATGCAGACTATCCAGATATAGCCAAGTTTATTAAAATTAAGAGCGGTTACATTGGTGTTTGCCTTAAAGCTAAAGGTGTTAAATGTAACGATGAGAAAATACTGCATCAGTTATGTTATGAAGGACTTCATATGTTGAAATCAATAGATAGATCCAGAATTGAGCATGCTGCAATTGAGATTAGTCCAGAAAACTTAATTGAACTAAGAAAAAATTATGCTAATGATACAAGGATTCTTGAAGAAAAAGAAAAGATATTTAACGGCACTAATGCCTTTAACCGTTTGCCAAGTCTTTTTATTGATGGTATAAAGTTAAGCAGCACGGAATTGTTAATAGTGCATGCTTTAACTGAATGCTGGTCTACTGAAAAAAGAGAAATAAATCATATCAGCAGAAGTGCAGTTTCTACATTTAAAAACAAAATCAAAAATCAATTTGGTGCTTTTGATGAATTTGTTAGGTTTTTACAGTTCCGCAATATATTATAATTGTTGCAATTTGCAAAAATTAATCTATTGTTTTATATTACAAGAATAGACAAAAAAATAACAATTCTTAAAACATTAATTTAGCTAATAAGTCATAATTTATTTATGGCTTGGGCAGGAGGCAAGAATAGGAGAGATAAACCAAGTCATTATAAGGCAATCATGAGCAAGAAAAAAAAGAAAAACAAACAAAGTAAAAAGCAAAACAATAATAATAACATTTCTGCTATTTATGGCGATAATAGACGCAGAAGTTCAAGTTACACTGGTTTTAATCAATCTATCTATTCTAAATACAATGAACGCTATTCAGATAAATGGCAGATCTATTCTAGTTCTGCATTTGCTCAAGCTTTAGTTGACAGAAAAGTCAACGACTCCATTAGAAACGGCATCAATTTTACATCATCAGATGCAACCGATCTAAACATTGATTTTAGAAAATCAAACCTATTAGACCTAATTAAAAGAGCCACAATAGAGTCTCGAATCTTTGGCGGTGCTGCAATTGTAATTGTAGAGCCAGACAAATCTCTTACGGATGAATTTATACCAGAACTAGTTACTCCAGAATCTCAAATCATATACCATGTTTTTAACTCTGAAATTGTCAATTTAGGCGGTGATGTTCAATATAATATATTAGACCCCGAGTTAATTAATTCAGAGTTCTACTATATACAATTTACTAATTCACCTAATGCTAGTGACAACAATGCAGGCATTGGCAATAAAATTCACAGAAGTAGAATAATTAAGTTTCATGGATCCGAGCTGTTATCACCGGATCTACTTACTTCATATTCTAGAATTGGTAATAATTTTTTATCTGGCAATCATTACTTGGGTTGGGGTCGTAGTATTATACCGCCTCAATTATACGCACAAATAGAACAGTTTGATGATGTAATGGTGAAGTTATCTAAAGTAATTAAAAAAAGTAATGTGGATATTATTATTAACAAAGACCTTAGTGACGCTGGAGGGTCTGACGATTGCGACTTAAGCCGAGAGTTAATTGAATCATTTAATAGACTACAAGACGAACAGGATGCAGTGTTTCTTGCTGGAGATGCTAGTTATGATAGAAAAAGTGCCAACCTTAGCGGTTATAAAGAAGTTATGGAGTTAATGGTTCAATATATAACGATTCAGGAAGGCTACCCGTTAACTTATTTCCTTGGATCGCCGACACCTGGATCATTTTTAAACGGCGGCTCTCAAGATATGCAAGCTTATCTTGCAGCTGTTGCAGATATGCAAAATAAAATGAGAGCTAATCTAGATAAGTTATTGGTTATTTGGCAACTTCAAACTTACGGCAAAATATATGATGATTTGGATTATGAGTTTAATCCTTTATTCCAATCTAATCCAAAAGAAAAAGCCGAGCTAGATCAAATTGTTGCTAATACTTTAACTGGTTTATACAACAACGGTCTAGTACCAGCTAAAAACGTATTAGAAACGCTAAAAGAAAAGACAAGCATACATATTAATGATAAAAACATAAAAGAGGCAGAAGAGGCGGAAAACCTTGATAATGAGCGTCTAAAAGAAGAAGAAGTAGCTCAAGAGAAAGCCGAAGAACAGGCGGAAAATGATTAAAAGGGGGCAGCTTAGCCTATTTAAAACCATTAAATCTATCTTTGCAGAAACAAACGATGCTGTGTCTAAAATAATGCACGGATTTAAAACAAAATCAAATAACGAAATTTCAGAAAAGAAATTGCAAAAATATGTATTTCAAAGCTTTGGTGATTTATTGGCAGAAAGAGCAAGCAAAAAATATAAGAAAGAAGTCTACAATCAACTTGCAAGACCTACTCAATTATCAGAACAAGAATCAACTAAAGCATTTGTAAAAGATATTAATAAACATATCGGTATTAGTCGCAAAAAAATAATTCAAAAAGACAAACTTCAAGACTTTACTAAAAACAAAACTTTAGAGATTGCCTCATTAATAACTAGAATGACAGATGAGAACATCCAGACAGCTCAAAGAATCATTAATGCCGGTATGAACGCAGGTAAATTGCCATCTGCAATAGAAAACGATTTATCGGAAAATCTACCTGATGTTAATGCAAAAAGAGCTAAATTAATTGCTAGAGATCAATATGCTCAAATTAATTCAGCAGTTACAATAAAAAGAGCAACACAAGCTGGAATTAAGTTTTTTTACTACCAAACTGCAAAGGATGATCGAGTTTCTGGCAAACCGAGCGGAAAATACCCTGACGCTAAAATTAAATGTTATGAAATATCTAAACAGGATATCGGCTATGGTGAGGGCATCTATTTATATGAAAAAGGAGCTACTTGGAAACAAGAAAAACACCTTTATCCAGGTAGTGCGCATATTAATTGCCGATGCAACATGCGTCCTCAAATTGAAAATGTAAATTATGATCCATTGGAGAAAAAACAAATATGACGCAAAAATTTATTGATGGAGCGGTTAAACTAAGCCCAAATAAGGTTGTTGATGAGTATGGGAACTTACATGGTAAATGCATTGCAGCTGTTCCAACTACATATGAATACATGGGTAACGAATTACATTTACCTTCATTAGACTCAAAAAAAACATATAAAGTACAGAAAACAGAAAGCGAGCTTCGTAAATCGGTTGATTCTTATAAAAATAAGTTCATCAATTTTGGCGATCATTTACCAGATGCTTTCTTTACACCGAATACAGACAAAGAACATTATGCAGGGCATATAAAGGATGCCAAATATATAGATGGAGTTGGCATAGAGGTAGATTTTGTTATTCATGATAAACAGGTAATTAATCATCTATTATCAAATAATAACGTCGAGGTATCGCCAGCTTTTTCTGCAAATATAGATACAGTTAATGGGCAATTACATCAAACAGATATTAAAATTAATTCATTAACTATTATTGATTCAACACTGGGTGTTGAAGCTAGGGGTGGCAGTCAATGCCGTGTGATTGATTCAAAACAGACAGGAGACCATATGGATCCAAAAGAAACGCAAAACAAGTTGATTGATAAACTTGAAATTGAAAACAAAGAGCTAAAAGCAAAACTTGAAGCAAAAGACAAAAGCTTTGCAGATAGCAAAGTAAATGTTTCTAAGCTTGAAATTGAAAACAAAGAGCTAAAAACAGAAAATGCCAACTTAAAACAAGAAATTGTTGATGTTGAAAAAAATTCTTTTATTGATTCAATATCAAGTAAATTAGATTTTACTGATTGTAAAAATGCAGCTGCATGTAAAGCAAAAGTTCTGCAAAACGAAAACTATTTAAATGTTGATTACAGCAAGCAAGATTCAAGTGCTATTAACGCGTATTGGAACGCATTTAGCGATAGTAAACAGTCTAAAACAGAAAATGCCAACAAGAGCATTAACAGCGTAAATGATGAATTAAACACTACTTATGCGGACTCTAATAGTTTAAATGACAATCCAGCAGATGATTTTTATCAAAAAGCATTACAGAAAAAATACAATAAAACGGGAGGCAAATAATGATAGCTCCAAACGAACAAACCTTTTTTAACAAAGGCGTAGATAACTACAAAACAAAACATGACATAGGCTCCGAAGGTCAGGATGTCACCCAAGGCACCAATGCTGGTGTTAGAGCGTATGCAAACGCTACTTCTAATTCTGTTCCTTTTGGTAGATTTATTGCAGCTGATTCAGATCGTAAAGCAATCGATTTAACCAAAGAAACTAACATTAGAAACATTGTTGGATTAACTTTACAGGATCCAAGTACTCCAGTTTTTGAAGATGGCACTACTGCATATCCAGTTGGAAGAATGATGAGAGTTATGGAAGTTGGGCAAGCTTATGTTCGCGCTGTTACTCAAACTGAATTTAGTGGACCAGTATATTTATATGTTGAAGGTGACAATGTTGGTCGAGTTGGTGGCGTTGCTTCTGCTGAAGAAGGGAATACAACTATTGAGCTAAAAAGCTGTTTCTTTGAGCAAGATGTTGCTGCTGGAGAAATAGTAACAATTAACATACAGAAACTAAGAACAGGAGCGTAATATGGGAGCTGCACTTAATATATTTGATATTGATGTTATACCAATTAAAGAAAACATCATGAAGGACTCAAAGTTGTCCAATGTCATTAAAGAACATGTTGGGAAATTTGGTTCTAATCGATCTAAAAGCCAATATATTGATTCAATATTTCACAAAGGGTACCTAGATGTAGCCGCTAATGGCGGGCTTAAAGGTGTAAAAATTAATGATATTCATTTTAACGACACTACTGTTAGCGGAAACTTTTTTAGACAAGCTTTGTCATATGTTTTTTCCGAAATAGTCCAGCAGGAAATTGCACCTACTGAATACGGTCAATTTGGCATCTTGAGCTTAAAACAAATGCCTAAAACAGCTAAAGAAATCATTAGAATAGCAACAAAGGTTAAAGGCGACATGGTTGTTGGGACTCTTGGTACTAACACTAACCCGACAATCAATATCGGCATTGAGCAAATCAAAACCCCTATACTTGAATACAGCACTGCTATAGAAGCTAAAGAGTCTGATCTTGATTACTTTAGAGAATATGGTTTGAACTTTATGGCTAACGCCGCAGCTGGAGCATTTGAAATTGCAGAGCTAGAACTAGATAAAATGTTGTTTACTGGTGAACCTATAATAGGTACTACAGGGCTGTTAAATAATGGCGTTGTAGCAACAAAAGTTGAAGATTCCAATATTTACGGCTTAATAGCATCTAAAGATGCTGACGGTATTAAATCTATTTTTTCTAAAGGAATTGATTTAATCAATAATCGTGAAACTAACAACATGATTATTCCTGATACTATTATTGTTCATCCTGAATTATTAAAAGAGATGAATAGAACTAGAGTTACAGATATTCAAAAGGACGCTACTAATGTAAATTTAGTATCTATGTTAGAAGAAGATTTGAAAGTAACATTTAAATCATGCCGTAGATTAGATAAAATTACGGGCGATGATGAATACGAGCGTATTGTTATAGCAAGATTGGGTGGATTAACAGCGTCTAAATCTCTGATCTCTGCTTTTGTTGGCACACCTTTTACAATGGAAGCCCCGATTCGTGAAAGACAAAGACAAATAGTAAGCGATGCTTATCAAAGCTTTAGTGCTTTAAATATTGCAGACCCTAAGGTTATAGCTTACATGGATGTTAAGGTGGTGGGATAATGTTTAAAAATATTTCTAATAAAGTATTAATTTACACATGTGAAAACACAGGCGAAACAATTACTCTGGAGCCAGATAAAACTTCTGAATTTGGAAATGATTATTTAATTAGACAAAAATTGCTTTGTGATATTGGTGGTGGCGTTTGTGAAAAAGTCGATGCTTCAGCAGATCTCAAAAAACAAGTTAGGACTTTAAAAGGTCAATTAACTAAAGCTAATAAAAAAATTGCAGATCTTGAAGCTAAAGTTAAAGAACTTGAATCTGATGCTACTGCTACATCAGAAGCATTAGGAAATTTAGCTGATGAGTTAACCGAAGAATTAACCGAAGAAGCAACCGAAGAAGCAACCGAAGAAGCAACCGAAGAAGCAACCGAAGAAGCAGCAGCTAGTAATGATTGACTTTCAAGCAGTTTTTGAAGATTTTAAGCACTATTTTGGCGAAGATGTAACCGATACTGATAGAAATATCAGTATCGCTATTAACCAAGCTAGAAGTACTATTGATGGGCTTAAATTAGGCAATTATGATTATAATCGTGAAATCTATGAACCATCTGTTTTAGCGGAATCTTTATTTAATTATGCAGCTCATAAGCTAACAGTTAATAAAACTATTCGAGCAGCTAAAGAGACAACAGCTGAATCTATTGGGCAAAAATCGGCAACTTATGCGGAAACTCAAGGCAGCAATGTTGAGAAAAGCTTAAGTACTACTCGCTATGGTCAAAGATATTTGGAATTAACCAAAAGAGCCAGAATACTAGGAGCTTCAATTTGTTAGATTTAGAAAAAAAACTACAGGAACTGCAAGGAAAAACTATTAAAGTGGGCGTTCCTTCGTCAACTGCACCGTATGAAGATGGGATATCTACGGCGGTGGTTGCAGCTGTTCACGAGTATGGTTCGTTAACTAGGCGTATTCCTGCTAGACCTTTTCTTAGACCAGGTGTTGCAAATGCAATTCCTAAAATAAACAAATTGCTACAAATAAAGTTGTTAGATTTTGTAAGCGGTAGCATTAACGCCGATGGCGTATTTGCTTTAGTGGGCGAGGTTGCTCGTAGTGAAATAGTCAGAATGTGGGATAATAACAACTGGTCGCCATTAAAAAGTAAATCAGCACAAAAAGCAGTTGAAAAAGGCGATAGACAAATACTTCTGGATACGGGTCATCTTAAGAACTCAATAACATATCAGGTGATATAATGGAATTTTATAATAGCCAAGTAGCTGTAAAAAAATATTCTGTGGAATTAGTTAAAGGTCAAAAGCAAATAACAGAAGTAAGTTCTGTAACTGTATTTGCTGATATTCAAACAACAACTCCACAACAAAAATATTTAAACAATGGATTAACTTCTAAAGATAAGTTTTTTGATATATTTTTTGATAATTTTTATGACTTTTCAGACGGTAGAGATGGAGAATCGTCTGTAATTATTCAAGGCGAATTAAAATATAAAATCATTGGAAAACAACTGGACACAGATAACAATTATTCATATGCAATAGCGGTATTAACTAATGATTAACAGCGAATCTGAACTAAAAGGTTTTATATTTGATATAATCCAAACCGTAACTAGTTTAGAAGATAAATACATTATATACGCTAATCAGGTTCTAGATTATCCAAAGAAAGAAAGTTTTGTTGTTATTAACTTTTCTATTGAGAACAGTCCGCTAGCGTCTGTAGTTGCTGAAAATGGTGCTGTAATTAGCAAAGTAATAATTGCTTGTAATGTTTACGGCTCTAGGTTTTTAGCTGATAGAATTTTTAACGCAAAGCAGCTGTTTGATTTTAGTAATAGTACTATTGTTTCTGTTGAAAATGGAGAAAATCCAGTTAATAGAACAGAACTAGAAGCTGGTGGATATTTGCAACGATTTGATACATCGTTAATATTGCATTTATTTATAAATCATTCTATTGCAGATCGTGCAATTGGAAAAGAATTGGGAGAAATAAACATTGAAAATCAATGAAATAATTAAAATTAACCAAGATGCGGTTATTAATAGCATTGTTGCTGGGAATCTGTCGTTAATTGCAATAGTGCAAGTAAGTGAACTAGCGGGAATTGCTGCAAATACTTCAACAACTGTCTCTAGTTATAATGATTTAACAGTAATAGTTGCACCAACGGATGAACAAAATTTAAATCCAGGCACAGAGGTCGATGCTATTGGTCGTGCGTGGTTTGGTAATGAAGGCGGTGATTTGAAAATATTTGCTGTTGCAGATGATACAAACGCAACCGCAGCTTTAAACGAATTATTTGAATCTAGACAGTACTTTGATTCAGTTATTTTTAGTAAAAAAATAGCAATTAGTCCAGAAGAGCTGGTAACCATATCGCAAACAGTTAAAATTAATAACAAGATTTTAGGTTACACAGCTAACCAAGCACCAACTGCAACTGATGAAAATGTAACTGAATATGAAGATATGTACGAAAAGCTAAATGAAGATAGCACTTGCTTATCTTTTTCTTCTTTAGCAGTGCAAACAGCTGATTCAATCAATAATTATTTATTTGCTGCAATTATGGCTAAATTCAGCCAAATAGACAGAGCTGGCGTAAATACATCACAAACAGTTTACTTTGCTGACGCAAATGGATTATCTGTTAACTCTGATTTATCTAATGCTGAAATCAAAAAACTTACTGATAATAATACGCTGCATGTTGACTCTACTCAATCAGGTGAAACAGTTACGAAGCCATTTTTCTATAGCATTAATATGGCTGATAAAAAAACACACATTACTACACGGATTAACAGCACTGCGTTAATGAATGAGATACAAGCCAAATCTTTGAGTTTTTTACGAACTGCAAAACCTTCATACAAAGCAATTGGTTTTGGTAAATTAATTTCAATTGCAACTAGTGCGTTAATTAAATACCACAGAAACGGCTCTTTAGCAGAATATACAGCTGCTGAAATAGACAGCAATCCAGAATTTAACAAGCTAAGCAGCAAACAAAAAACGAACCTTTTAAACTACGGATTTGCTATTCCAACTACAGCTGAATCATTTAATCCAGATGATAAAGAAAGAGCTGAAAACCGTTATCCAGCAATTGATATATGGGCTAGGTTTTCCTCTGGCGTTGGCTCGGTAGTATTTAATTTTAAAGTGACTCAATAAGGAGCAGCAAAAATGAAAACTTTTGATGTTAGACGCATACAAATAATAGTTGATGGTGATGCAATGGTTGATGGTGAAAACACCACGGATTTGCCTCAAACTGGAGCGTTTACTATTAATTATGATAAAACTGATCTAATTGTTAGACAGGATGGTTTAAACGGCGAGTATGTAGAGCAAAAAGCACATAACAACTCTGGTGAAGTTGTGATTCCTTTGCTAAGAGGTTCAAAGAATATAGAGGCAATAGTTTCTAGGTTTAAAACTCCAGTTGCTGTAATGGAAATAACACTTCCTTGCGGATTGGTTTTAACTTTTGAGGGCGTGTCGCTTAATAGATTTGAGCCAATAGCTGATTTAGAGCTAGGAACAGATTCACACGCATTAAGACTGAAAGCTTATAACATAGATATACAATAAAATAGGAGATATTGTGAATAAATTTAAATCTAAAATAAATGAAAAAGTAACATGTAACTTGCAAATAAATAGCATATTGAAGCTTTATCGCTTACTTCATGGCGGTATTGATTTAGCTAATAATGCTAATTATGGATTGTGTTTATTAAAAAATTTGGATCAAAAAACGCAAAATGTTTCTGAATTACTAGAAATACTTTATTTAATACCAAAAGTAGATGAAGTGATTGATATTATTATTTCTGGCTCTAAAATTGCAGATGCTAACGGCAATCCTATGCAAGCAAACAAATCTTCTTTAGGTTTAGATTTACATCTATTTGTTATAGAAGTGATTGATTTTTTTTTAATAGATCACTACCGCAAGGTCAAAACTATGAAATTATCGGATCAGCAATAAAAGATTGTTGGAGCAAAGATGCTAAGTTTAAGTTTTGTAATACATTTCTGGAGCTGCAATCAGCTAGTTGGATAGAGTTTTGCGAATATTTGGAGCTAATTAATGAGTAAAGATGCAACAATTAAAATAAAACTAGATACTGCATCTGCATTGAAGGATCTAAAAAGCTTTCAATCAGAAGTTGAATCGGGTTTAACTGCTAGTGTTCAATTGCCGCCTGCACCTGCGGCAAATGCTCCAACTATACCAACTGCAACTTTACCGCCTGCAACTGCACCTAATGCACCTACTGCACCGCCACCAGCAGCATTGACTTCTAAACCAGAAGATAAACCAGAAGAAGGGGGTAAGCCAAAGCCTAAGCCAGAGGACGACAATCGCAGCGGTTTATCTAAGGTTTTATTTTCACTAAAAGAATCAGTAGTAAAAAACACCAAACAACTTAAAAACGCAGCTAAAACAACCGCTATTGATACAGCAACAACAGGCGGATTTAATAGAGCTTCACTTAGAGCAGCAGGAGCAATTGGCGGAACAGTTTTAGCAGCTGGATTAATAGCACGAAGTGTAGCTAATAGAGGTTTATCTAATGCTCAAACATTAAGCGACCTAAAAGCTTCTGCTATTGATTCTAGTTTGTTTCAAGGGTTAGATAGGTCGTTGAAATTTGCAGGCTCTAAAGAAGGAGCAGGGGCTGGATTAATTGGTGCGTTGCGAAGCCTTAGAGAACAAGTTTTAACTGGTTCAGTTCCTGAAAGTTTAACTGGAGCAATTGCAAGAAAAGCAGGACCTAGCCAAGTGCGTCCAACTCTTCAACAATTTGGAGCAGCTGAAACGGATCAGCAATTACTAAAAGCATTGTTTGATTTAACAAAAGCAACGCAGTCTTCTGGATCGCCAAACGCAAATAGAAAAACAAGTGAACTGTTAAGTCAAATATTTCCAGATGCAGGAGCAATAAATCTATTTAAATCAATAGATTCATTTGACACGCTAAAACAACAAATAGATGCTAATACAGGTAGCTTAACAGAGTCCGAAGCCGCATCAAAAATTTTAAAAAATAGTTTTACAAAGTTTGAAAACTTTGTTGATGATTTAAATGACAAAATGTTAGCTGGTCTTAGCAAACTGGCAAGTAAAGATTATCAACAAGAACTGCAACAGCAATTTAATCAAAACATGCAAAATTTAACCGCATCAATAAAACAGCTAGCTAATGTTAGTAAAAGCAACAATAACATCTCAACAACAATGCCGCTTAACAACAATACGCAACCGCAGCAAAACAGAATACCTAGGAGCAAACCATGAGCTTCTTATCATTAGCAATAGATAAAGTAATTAAGGCTGTTGATCCTAAAACTACATTGCAAATTGGCGATAGTGCATTAGTATTTGATGCCGTTTTGTTAGAAAAGGTTCAACAAACATATCAGCATTCCACATATCCATCTCAAGTTGGAGATTATTCAGATAACACAGGATACAGGTTGCCTTTGCAATTGCAATTAACTGTAGCTCATGGTGATCAAATATCTAGTACAAATGATTTTATATTAAGCAACTTATCAGCATTAGCAGCAACAAGTGGATTAATTACACAAGAAACATTAAGGCAAGGGCTAGTGTTTTTTAATGCATCTAAAGATATCGGCAAATTGGATAATTTAAGTCAGTCCACTAGGAGTTCTCGAGCTGTTGTAAACCTATTAAACATGGCTAAAGGACTGGTTACTTTTAAGCTTCAAACGGCTAAAGCGACTTATAAAAACATGGCTATTAGTTATGTATCTTATGAGAACGCAGCTGAAAACAATGGAGCAATTAATATTGATATTGGATTCGTTGAGCTTCGGCAATACTCCGAACCAAATGGATATGATCCAAGTCAGATGTTAAGCAATTCTATTACTCAATTAAGAATGCAAGACATCAAAAAAGCTGGAAAATATGTTTTTAATAGGATAAGGAGCTTATTGTGATAATTGAATTACCTAACAATCAATCAGCGTTTAATATTGATTTAGCTATTGACGATACTCAATATGTGTTAAAATTTAGATACAATTGCATAGCCAGCAGGTTTTATGCAGCTTTATTTAATCAGGATGAACAAATAACAACTAGTGTGGCTTTAACTCCAGATGCGGATTTATTAAAAAGTGTTGATTTTCTAGTTTCGTTAAAATATATAGACAACAAAGTTCCAGCATACGGAGAATTAACTGGGAAGTTGGAATTGCTTGATATCTAGGAGGGCAAGCTTGAAAGAATACAAAATATTTGTAAATAACACTTTGATTGCTGAAACAGGCAATAACCATCCACTGCAAATAGAAGGTAAGATAGAAATAAAGTCTGCTGGTGGAGTTTTGGAAATGGAGTTATCTGTTTACAATTTAAGTCAAAAAAATAGAAAGCTAGCATCTCAAAATCCAGTTAATACTATTATTTTAGAATTAAATGGCACTGTGGTATTTGATGGCGAAATCATTAATAACACCACGCAAAATCTAAATTATACCGATATTGTTACGACCTATTACTGCAAAGAGTACAACGGAGCTAGATTAAATCAGGTTATTTCAGTTTCTGTTAGGATTTCAACATTAAGCGGCATTTTATCAGAATTATCAAGAAAAGCGGGTATTCCTGTAGTTAATAACGCATCCGATCAAGCTGCTTTACGATTTACCGCAGTTGGTTCAGTTAAAGAGATTCTAGATCAAGTAAAAGCGGAATATGGTATTAATTACAGCATTAGCAATAGACAAATCAGGATTTGGGATGCTGGTGGCTCTTTTGCTTTAGAGCCTGTATTAATACCGCCAAATGAAATAGCTATTAATGGCTTAACTTTAGGTTTAGGCACTGGAACAGGTGTTTTATTTGTTCAATTCAAACTTCGCCCTGAATTACAGTCTGGCGATAAAATTCAGATAAATAATACTGATTACCTCAAATTAACTGGTAGCGTTTACACTGTTCAACCTGAAAGAAATGTTATTACAAGTGAAGATGGAACATATACCATTGATGAGATGGTCCACACTTTTAACTATTATTCATCGCAGCCATTTGAAACAACAATTAGGGGTTTATTTTAATGGAAAATTTAACCGATGAAGAAGTGGTCAACTTAATTTACAACAATCAAACACGCCTTAACACTATGTTAGATGCAGTTGTTACTGCTGTTAATGGCGATAATACGGTTGATTTAAGCACCAATTTAAAAGGGCAAAGCATTGCCTTGCATTCAGTTCCTTTATATCAATTTAATACAATTCATGTCTCTATTGAATACGCTATTAGCGTTGGTACTCAAGGGGCGGTTTTGTTCTTTCAAAGAGATGTAGAAAGAAAAGCAAACAGAATGCATTCATTGCAAGATGGCTTTTTTATTCCTGCTTTTGCTAAAACTTCAACAGTTGCTACTGGTATTAAAATACAGCTAACAGAAACAGAAGCAAAGATAGAAAAGGATTCAAAGTCTATTTTAATAGATGATAACGGCATTAAGCTTGATACTGGATCTGTAACATTAGAGTTAAGCGACAAGATTGTTGTAAAAGGAGATTTAGAAGTGCAAGGGAAAATAACCGCTACAGATAATATTGAATCCAGTGCCGATGTTAAAGCTGGAAGCGTTTCATTGAAAGATCATACTCACACAGGGTTTGGAAAATTGGGCGTTATTGTTACTCCAGGCACTTTACCTATTCCAGTTATTGATAGTCCAACATCAACCCCTGTAACAATTGATGTAGGAAAACCAACATGATTACAAGAAACTTTAAAGAAGATGGCGAATTAATAACAGCAGGCACGCAGTTTGTTTCAGGAAGAGACGCAATAAAAATTAAATTAATGCGATTAGTTAGAATGATTAAAGGTGAAGACTCGTTTGATCTAACTAGAGGTCTGGATTTTAAATACATAATGCAGCTAGCTTCTAGATCTGAATCATTATACGCCAGACATATTACCGATTATATACAAGAGAACATGCCAGAGGTTAGGAGCGTTATCTATGTTAAAACCAATAAAGACAAGCAGCAATTACAGGTTGAATTGGCAGTTGAAACCGCCGAGGGAATAATTGAGATATGAAAAAAACACAACGAGAACTATTTGAAGAAATTCAAGCAAAATTAACAGAAATCAATCCTGATTGGGATATTGGCTCTAGCAGCATTGATTATCAAGCACATCAAGTTTTATCTGAATTAATAGCGGATGCGTACGATTATGCAGAAAGGGCTGCTAATTCATTAGATATAGATTCTGCTGATCTGGCTCAATTAAGAAACATAGCGTATACATTAGGACTGCCGTTAAAAAACCAAACCAGCTCAACAACCCGTGTTGACTTTTCTCCAAAATCAGACAATGAAATATTAGTACCCGCTGGTACCAGAATATTAAACTCTACTGGCGATATTTTTGTGTTAAGAAATTCAGCTGTTGCAAAAAAATATTTTTCTACCAACAGTGAAATTTATTCTTTGCAGCTAGGACCAATAGGCGTAGAAAGTGACATGTATGTTTTTGAAGATTCGGCATTAAACGAAATTATGCAAATATACAGGAATCCAAATGCTGATTTTGTTTCTGGTTTAAAATTAGAAACAGAATTAGAGTTAAAAAACAGAATTAAATCAACCGCTGCTAGAAATGGAATAAACACAGTTGATGCGTTAAAAGCTAGGTTGCAGGAAGAGTCGTTAATTAAAGAAGTAATTATTTACACAAATAGAAATGAATATCCTATTGATATGGATGGTAATCAAGTGCCAACAGGTACTTTTGATTCTCTTAATGCCAGATCTACATTAATTTTAATTGATTTTAATTATCCAGAAGACAGCCAAGAAGAATTTGTTACAGATGAAATGCAGGCAATAGCTTGGGCTGCAATTGCTGAATCATATTCGGTTGCAGAAAATCTAAATAGTGGCAACGATAGCATGATGACACCAGCAGAATATACGGGCGATCATGTAACAGCAGAACAACAATCAATAAATAGTGCTGGCGTAAATAGAATAATTGGAGGCAGCAAGACAACCGTAACTTTTTATGCGGTTTCTCGATACTATGTTGAATTAGAAATTGTAATACGGGCTCCAAGATCCTATCTTTCAGAAGCATCTATACAAAAAGTTAAAGACTCTATAATGCTGTATAGTCAAGGAGGTTATGCAAGCATTGGTTTGCGAAATAAACCCTATGCTATTGGCGAGCCTGTTAACGAATTTGATTTTTATTTACCTGTACAAATAGCAATAGCAAACTTAGAACGCACTGAGATTGATCAAGTTACAATACCTCAAAGTAACCAATTAATTCCATTTCCAAAAACAACGTTAGCAATTTTTAAAGAAGCAAATATTTCAATCACGGTGATATAAATGAGCAGTCAAGACCAATTAGAAACAAATCAAAAATTTATAAATAGATTTGATTTTATCAATGACTTAATTAACGACATAAAAAACCTAGATAAAACCTATTCATTACAAGCTACTGGAAGTCAATTAGATTCACAAGGAAAGTTGTTAGGGTTAATTAGAGCTGGATTAAATGATGCGGATTTTAAATTTATTATTGCAGCAAAAAGGTCGGCATTATTAACAGATTGCACCATTGCCAGCTTGGAGTTGGTTATTGCTGGAATAGTGCAAAATGAGTTCCAAATTGTCGATAATAGATTAAATAATGTTTTGCAGTTAAATATTGCAGGAGAGTTAACGCCAGAGATTCGAGCTTTGCTACTGGAATACTTACCTAGAGTGAACAGCGTTTCTTGGGAAATAAATGAATCAGCATTTATAGCTAAATACGGCACTGCTAAATACGGCACAAATAAATACATAAATCCAATTACATAGGGGGCAAAATGAGAAAAGTAAATGAACAGCAGACAACTTTTGAGCAAGGGGGGTTTGACGGCAGTGGCTTAGTTGTAGACGGCGACGCCAACAACCCTAATGCAGGTTCTACCGTTAAATCATGGGCATTAAATGATATTATTGGTGCTTTTGCTGCAATATTAAAAGCAGCTGGCATTGCGTCATTTAACGGACAACCTGAAACAGAAGATAGTTCTCAGGTTTTAGCTGCAATTCAGCATTTAATAAATAGTAAGATTAATATACTAAATCAAAATGTTTCTAGTTTAATTGACAATGCTGCAAAGATTAACGCAGAAAATGCTTTTGCAGAAAAAAATATTTTTAAAGATCAGCTTGTAGCAGAAAACGACGCTTTTTTTAACAAAGAAATTTTTAAATATATTGACAACCAATATAAAAAAGTTATCGATGAGTCTTCTATTCTTGCTTACAACTACATGAATACAACTGATGTAACTAATCTAATTAATTCTAAAATTGAAGGATTAAAACAGGAGATTGGGGCAAAATACGCAGCATTAGCAGGCAATAATATATTTACTGGAGCTAATGCATTTAATGGAGTTATGGCAACTAATTCAGCGGTAAATCATCAAAGCTTGCCGAACTATAGAGGCTCTTCATTAGTTGATCGCTCATATCTAAGCGGAAAAAACTACGCAACTAGAAGTTATGTTTCAAGCTCTGTTTCAGAAAAAATATCTGTTGATACAACCAGTAGCTCTAGCGAAACTTATTATAATGTTGGTAGTATTTTTTGGGGTAGATATAACCCCTCTTATGACCATCCTGATTTAAATCAACGGGTTTATGTTAGAAGACTAAACAATTATTTGATAGAAGTTACATCTAGTTATACAAGTAATGCTTTTTCTGGCACTTGGCGTGCTAAAGGTGCTATTGATGAAGTTGATTTGGAAGGAAGTAGCTCAAAAGATTCGGCTACTCTTGTTTTAGTACAGAGAGTATCTTAAATGACAACAAAAATCGCAGGAGGCGAAGAAATGGAAAGTAACAATAACTACATGCATAAAGAAGCAGTGCAGCAGATGTTTAAAAGACTCGAGGAAAAAGCGGATATGACAAATGAATCCATAGCAAAAACATTAGATGAATTAAGTAAAAAAGTAGACGCTATGCAAAAAGATATTAACGAGCTTAAGATTGAATCTGAAAAAAGAAAAGCGTTCAAGTCTTTTTTTTACAGCAAGGAATTTATTATTGTTGCTTTACTGATAATAGGAGCAATTACTGGAAGCAACGATATAATTAAGCCTTTATTTGGGCTTTTATTTGGTTAATTAACTTAAAAACAGGAGGTAATATGAATATTAGTAAAGGGCGAAAATTAGCAAAAAGTAGTAAAAGTAATCAAAATATAAGGAGCTTGCCATTATGATCAACCAAGAATTAAAAGACATCAGCTCTCAATTAAAACATAAACAGCAACTCTATTTAAATGCATTAATTCTTGGTAAATCAGAATCAGAAGCAAGAAGAGCAGCAGGTTACAAAAAAGAGCCAAAAAGCGAATTATTAAAAAGAGCCATCGCTATTCTGCAAGAAGCAAATCTAGATCAAGCTTTAACAGAAAGAGATAAAGCTATTAATTTTAATCATAAATTACTAAATAAGTTACAAGAACTATATAAATCCCTTGGTCGTGCAAACTATGAAAAATCAGAACCAACTGCTGTAATTAGAGAAATGAGGCAGGTGCAAGCGGAGATTAGCAAGCTGCAAGGTCTGTATATTGAAAAAGAAGAAGAGAAGCAAGGGATTACTCAAGAGCAAGAAGCACTCTTTAACAAAGATATCGACTCATGCACGGATTAAAGCATACAGACTGGAGCGAATTATCGTTAAATTCCAAGATTAAAGTTAAACAAAAAAGCGAACAATCTTTAATTAACTTTACCCGTATTTGGTTTAAGATTATAAAACGGCAAGATTTTATTCCTAATTGGCATCATTATGTAATATGTGATTATCTGCAAGATATAATAACTGGTAAAAATCTTGTTAACCTTGTTCTTAATATTCCTCCAGGAGCAGGCAAAACAGAGTTGGGCTGCATTAATTTTCAGGCTTATTCTCTTGCTCTTGCTCTTGCTGGAAAAATCAATCATTTTAGATCTTTAAATATTTCTTTTAACTCCGATCGTATATATGAAAGCTCTACTGAAACTCAACATATAGTATTTAGCGATCAGTTTCAGGAGTTATGGGGCGGTAAAAAAGGAATAGGTAAAAACAACCATTGGACAATGAAAAAGGGCGAGCAGTCAATTGGCTCTGTTCATAGTGCGGTTGCTGGTGGTAAAATCACAGGGGGTCGAGCTGGATATATGAATGACTGCTTTAGCGGAGCTTTGGTTTTAGATGACATACAAAAACCCGACGACGCACTTAGAGAGGTTGAGCGAAACCGCACTAAAAAGCGTTTAACCAATACTATATTAAGCCGAAGAGCCAAAGAAGGAGAGCGGCATTTTACGCCTATTATCAATATTCAACAAAGGCTTCATGAGGAGGACGCAAGTGGTATTGCTCTTTCTGGTGGTATGGGCATTCCTTTTACTAAAATAGCTATTCCAGCAGTAGTAACTCCAAGCTATATTGATGAACTAGAGCAAGATAGACATAAAGAAAGGTTTCAGAAGTATATTGATAACGCACCTTTTATTACTGTTGATGGAGTGCGTCATTATAGTTACTGGCAAACAAAAGAAAGTATTGATGGCTTGTTGCGGCTTAAAAAGATCGACCCCTACACTTTCTACAGCCAAAAACAGCAAGATCCTCAAAGCATGGATGAGAAGTTATTTGATATAGACAAGGACCTATACAAATATGACGAATTACCAAAACTTGAACAAAGGAAAGTTATCATTGATACCTCAAGCGGTAAAGAGGGCGATTACTATGATAAGAATGTGTTTTTGTTTGTTGGATATACTAGAGATAAAGTTTACATTTTAAACAGTATCCGTGGTGATTTTTCACCTGATTTTATGAAACATATGGTTTGGGCTTTGCTGACTGGACAGCCTCCAAGGGTTTTTGGAGAAAAAGAGCAAGCAGCGTTAGATAAAGAAATAGTTGATAAAGGTGTTGATTTTAAATACCTGCAAACTTTTAAAGAAACGGATCCGCTATGCTCTCAACCTTTTACGGAACTTATTGTTGAGGACAAGCAAGCTGGGCAGGGATTAATTGTTGATATTATGAAAAAATATAAATTGCTTAATGTTAGAGATAGAAAGGTCAAGCTTAAACCAGTTACTCCAAACACATCCAAGCTTGTTAGACATCAATCTGCTGCACCTCATATTAGAGCGGGTGATGTTCTGTTTCCAAGAAAAGGTGGTGACTATTTTTATTATTACTCTAACCCTAATAAAAAAATATTTGCAACCGATGGTAAGTGGCTTCATGAAATGATCGAGGAACTAAGGAAGTTAGATATTGCTGTTTTAGAAAACAGGCATACCAGAGTGAAGAATATGAACAAAAATAAATTTGATGATCAATACGATTGTATTATGTATTCAATTGAAGATAAATTTTGCGACACTAGTGGTAAAATGTCAAAACAAGAATATCTTAATAAATTTTACAGAAGAAGGTAACCTTATTATTTCTATTAAAAAAAAATTACTTTATAATTAATTAAAATATTTTCTAAAGTAAAAAAAATTTAACAGATTCTTGAGGATCTATTATTTAATGCAAAATTATAAAAATCTGTTATAATTAATTATAATAAATTAAATAAGGATAAAATTATGAATAACTTTATAAATGATAGAATCACAGATCTAACAAATTGGGGTAACAACAACGGAGCAGCTGAAAGACTTCAAAATGCATTTAATAAAAATACTAATCATGTGATTAGCTTTAGCGGTGGTCGTACTTCTGCATATCTGGTTTATAGATTACTGCAAATAGTTCCTAATGCTGCGGTTGTGTTTTGCGACACAGGTGCAGAGCATCCAGAAACATATAAATTTATAAGAAGATTTGCTGAAAACTTTAATGTAGATATTACTTGCCTTAGGGCTGTTGTTAATCCTGAAAAAGGAAAAGGGATCACATATAAAGAAGTGGTAATAACGGACATTAAGCATGATCTAGAACCTTTTAAAGCAGTAATGCAGAAATATTCAACACCATATATAGGAGGTGCGTTTTGCACTGATAGAATGAAAGCCACTCCGTTTAAAAAATATTGTGAAGACAAGTGGGGTAGAGGTAATTACAAAACTTGGTTAGGTATCCGAATAGATGAGCCTAAAAGGATTAGAAAGAGTGATGATTTTTTATATTTAGCTGATATTTGTGATTATGAAAAGCAAGATATTTTAAACTTTTGGAAGAAGCAACCTTTTGATCTTGGCATTCAACACCATCTTGGCAACTGTGTGTTCTGCATTAAAAAGAGTTGCGGCAAGGTTGCTTTAGCTGCTAGAGATGAACCTAAATTAGCTAAGGATTTCATTAAAATAATTAACATTGCAGCTGATAGACCAAGTAAAGAAGATAAAAGGGTTATGTATAGAAGCCATAACACTTTAGAATCTATTATTGATCAATACGCTGATTATAGTAGAACTGATATCATCGGTAGATTAAAAAACTCACATCAGTATCAAAGTGAATGCAGTGAGTCGTGTGAAGCTGTTGGCGAACAGCTTAAGTTTGATTTTTAAGGAGAAGCATATGTTTAGAATTAAATTTTTAAAAAAACTTGCCGATGTATTATTTTATATCGGTAAATTTGATGCAGCTATATCGGTATTAGAAAAGCTGACAAATTTATTTGATAAAATAAAAGATAAAAAGAAATTCAATGTGAGAAAAAAAGCTTTCATTTCTGATTGCCATGGAATGCTTGCGGCATTATATGAGAAGCAAGGGTATTCAAAAAAGCAGATTAAAAAAATGCGCATAAAGTCAATGGCTGTATTATACTAATTAATAGCATAAATAAAAAAGGATATATTATGATTACTTTAAATGATTTAAAAATTATTTCTGATTTGAAATCAACAAAAGAAGAACGGAGAGCAGCTGAAGCTTTTCTCGAGGATTTGTTTGAATGCAATTGTCATGATTGCACTGTTAGGTACTTTACAATGCTAGATGTTGTTGCAAAAATAAAATATAACCAAATTAGCCAAGAGCAAAAATTGAGTTTTAAAGTTCATTAACCAATAAATAGGAGATATATGTATTGCACTAAAATAAAATCAGGAAGAATTATTAGATTATTGCATAAAAATATTAAAACTGATATTGTAATAATTGATATAAATAGACAGGAAAAAAACGTAAAGCTTAGGATTAACGATAATGATTATTTATTATGTAAAAATGATAGGTTATCAAAGAAAGCTTTTACTATAGTTTTGATGGATGTTGTAAATGGATATGTGAATAATCCAGTTGCAGACATAGGAATTTCAGCCGATAGATCGGTTAAAATATCCAAACATTAACGCAGGATGCAGGCGTAGGATACCGCTAAGGAGCTACAAATGTGCAGGTCATACTAACAACTAAATACCAGAAATTAAAAGATCTAGTAGACAGTGTTTCTACTAGCTATAAAATTCAGGTTACCGCAGGGCGAGTTTTAGCCCTCGAATCAACAATCGCCCCCGAACCATCATCAAGTGATGGCAATTCTTTCGGATTAGGCGAGTTTTTCACTTCAACAGCAGAACAAGGAGACCTTTATGTACGGGGGACGACCAGTCAAACCACAATAAATGTTATTGCAACATCGTCATTTAGTGCAGGAATAGCACCATTTACAGGTGCAACAGGTACCACAGATGGCGGAGGCTCTGGCGGTAGTGATTCAGCCGTTGAAGTCAAAGTAAAGTATGAGAGCAACCCAAACACAAATGCTTTTACCGATGATGAGAAAGAGAAATTAAGCAAATTAAGCGAGTCTTCCTTTGAAATATCGGGCATCACTCACAACTATAATAATAATCAATTAACAACAAGTATTACAGACACTAACGGTACCGTTACTTCTAATTCTGTAACAATTGAAGCAGCAGATGTTGACGATGTAACGGGCGTGTCTATGGATTTGGTTGATGGCACTATATCAACCACATTGACTAAAAAGAACGGCGGCGTTGTTAGCTCAATTCCAATTCCTTTACCTGAATCAAATGATGCAAAATCAATAGAAAATACCATTGCTTCAGGACAGCTCAAAACCATCATCACTCTAACAGATGATACCGTATTAGAATCAACCCCAGTTAATTTACCAACAGGCGGTGGCGATGGTGGCGGAGTTACTCCAGAGCAATTAGATGAAGCAATAGCTGGAGCTAATGAATATGCAGATCAAGGGGATGCTACAACACTATTATCAGCCGAATTTTTAGCGGTTGAAAGCAATGTATTATCTATTGAAAATGGCAAACTAAAATCAGTCATATCACAGGTTGACGGCACTAATATTGAATCTAATGAAGTAACTTTACCTACAGGTGGTTCAGTCAATATAGATGCACCAGATAACACAGTAGTTAAAGTAATTGGTGGCGAGCTGGTGGCATCTGGTGTTATTGAACAAAACGGCAGTATACAAATAGCCCCATCTTCTGTTGAATTAGGTGCGCATAGATTATCTAGTATTGGTGACTCATTAGGCGTTAAGAGCTTAGCTACAGATCAACAAAGAGCGTTACTTTTCCAAGATATAACCAATGGCATTACTCAACGACCATATGTATATAAAATGATAAGCAATGCTTGGGAAAATGTAGAAAATATACCCAATAACACAGGCTCAATTACTAAAGCTAAGCAGATAATACAAGGTTTTGGTGCAGAAGGTTATTACATTATTAAGCCTGGAAGTTTGCTTTTTGAAACTGCTGAACCTACTACTGATTTTGTATTTACCATATATGATTTTGATAAAAAAATATTTGAAAAAAAATATAATACTGAAAGTTCTAACGAAAAACTACTAATACATGATGCAATTATATTAGATGGTGCAGCAGAGATATCTTTCTCAGTTACTGATTTAGAAGGCAACCCGATAGCTTTAAAAGGCTCCGAGGCAATAGATACTCAAAGATTTGCCTTTATAGTAAGAAATGCCGAGCGAGCTTATCTAGCTTACCAAGGCGAAGGTGGCGATGGCGGCGGCGGTACTGGAGATGTTACTCAAGAGCAATTAGATAATGCTATTTTAGAAGCTAAACAGCATGCTAATCAAGGCGATGAAACAACTTTAGAATCTGCTAGAGAATTTGATATAAAATCATCTTTCTTGAGTTTAACCGACACTAATAAATTAAAAGGGCAAATCCATTTAAATAATGGCACAGTATTTAATACTAATGATATTAATTTGCCTGTAGCAGATATTACTAAAGCCGAAACTGAACAAATGGTACACGATCGTACTGTATTTGGTAATGTTCTGAAAATAGAAGGCAACTATTTAACCAGCACAATTCAGTTAAATAACGGCATGCATATATTTTCTGACATTGTCAGTTTGCCAGATGGTACAGGTGTATCTCTACAGCAAGTAAGAGACATTGTAGACGACGAGACCAAAGATAAAGTTAGTCAAACAAAAGCCACGATCGATTCTCTTTTACAAATATATAGTTTTGATAAAAACGATATGTATGCAGGATTGATCATTGCAGACAACCCCGATACTTTTAGTGACGATTACAGTGGGTTTATCATTGATAATGATGCTGGAGAAATTGGTTTTCGTTACATATTTAGAGAGGACGGAGAATTTTCGCAAAATACATCTGCTAAAATTATTAAAGACGAAAATAGATTTATATTCACTAATGTACCTAAAGTAAATGATATTTTTTTAGCTGACAGAGAATATGTTGACACCAAATCGTTTTTAACAAAAGTTGATCTTACTTTAAATGATAATATTATTGATTTAAATGAAGATTATACTGGGCAGAATGTTTTTGTACATGGCTCAGGTTTAGATTCAGGTTTAATATTAGATGCTGCTAACTATAAAGATTATGAATTAATACAAATAACTAGGGCTAGCGATTACACTAATGCTGCTATACCTGTAACAATTAAAGAAGCAGATAAAACAACACAATATTTAGTGCAGGGAACAACAACATTTGGTGTTTTTAACGGGCATTGGTTGATCTTAAGCGACGCTTCTGTTACTTTAGCAGAGATTAGCCAGCGTGCTGGTTTTCAGCAATACATCCAAATTAAGGCTGGTCAAGGCATGACTTCAAGCATTGATCAATTTGGTGTAATGACGCTTAATGTAGTTGGCGGCGGTGGTGGCAATCCTTCGTTTGAGATACCTGATAATACTGTACCTGTTATTGTTGATAAATTACCTGTTGCCAGTGCTATATCTGTAGAATTTGATCAGCTTATATCACCATATGGGCAGCAAATAGCAGGTCATATACTGGATTCTCGTGGTGAAGTATTGGCTACTAATAGTCATGCTAATGTTACTCAACCGATAGATACTATAGGTCGATATTCTAATCCTAAAATATTTAAAGAAGTCGAACTTGAGCAGCCATCTACATTTATTAATACTAGCATGCACGATGAGGCGATCGTACATCCTAGCGGACAAGAGATTGTTGTTCATAGTGAAGATTATAGTTACATACGCACAGAGCCTGACGCCATTCATTTTAGAACAGGTAAAATTATTCAGGGCTGTTTATTTTCCATATTAGATAATATTGGAAATTTAATTTATAAACATAAATCAAGCGAAACGCACAACTCTAATGCCGTAGTGTATATCCAATGCCCAAGTCTGACTTTAAGAGCTAACAAATCATACTTTTTTATAGTTACAGATTTAGAGGGCAACCCAATACCTTTGCTTGGCTCTGGTGATGTTCAGTCGTGGGTATTTAATTACCGCAATTTAACGCAACATGAGCTGTTAACAGATCAAGATTCAGTATTACCAGATGTTGCATCATTTATGCATCTTAAAACGCTGCAAGTAACCGATTTAACCGAATCATCTGGGATTACTTTTAACAGTAATGGTACTCTTGAAGTTAACGGTCAACTTAATATGCAAAACAAGCATATTCTTGAGCTATCAGCAGCAGAACACGACCATGAAGCAACTAATCTAGGACAAGTAAAGTCTTTGATTGCTAATGCTGATTTTACTGGAAATATAAGCGTTGATGGACAAGAAGTTGAAGATATTCAGCTTAACGAAGATGCTTTTGTTTACAGCTACAATCCTGTAACTAAAGTTTTACACTTAGATACTAAGCAAAGCGGTGGCGGTAGTAGTACGGCTGATGGCACTGTAAACCCAATTGTTAGTGTAGACCAGATGGAAGGTTATTTAGTTGAGTTTGCTACAGCAGACGGTAAGTTTATTCGATCATCTAATGTAAAATGGGCTGATATTCAAGCTGAACATGAACGCATTTGGGATAAGCTCGATCCTGCTTATAAAACAGCGATCACAGCTCAAACAGAGGCGGCGGCAAACACTCTAACTATTAGTCATACAAAACATGATTTGAGCCAACTTGAACGCAAAGTAACGCATAACCGCCTTACAAATGACGATCAAGCTTTGCGTATTGGGGAGCTACAAGTTGAGGATGCTCGTCAAGATAGGCATTTGAACAATCTCGACATAGATCATCAAAAAACTAAATCTACAGTAAGTAACCATCAAGTTTCATTAGATAGTGCTAATAGCAATATTGCTTCTTTACAATCACAGCAGGAAACTATTAATACAGAGCTATCTGCTTTAAATGCAGAAGTGCAAACGATCACAGCATTACCTTTAGAAAGATTAGCTAAAGGCGAGTTTGAAACTAGTTTATATATAGCAGACAGTTTAGATTCGTTAACGGACACTTCTCATTTTATAACTCCTTATGGTTCTGAAATAGATTTTCCTGCAACTCCATCACAAAGAACTGTAGAGCCTGCATATTCTATTAAGTTAAAAGTTGACGGAGTGAGCCATGAAGCCTTAAAGCTTACTGCAACGGCAATCAGAGCTGGCACAAAACCTATTAAGGATGTGGTTGATGGTGTAGATGCTCAAGATGCAGCCACAGTAAATCAATTAGTTCCTATTAATGAAGCTATTTCTAAAATTCACGACCGTTTAAGCGTGATCGAGGCAATGCTTGGGATTATTAGTCCTCCAGCAGAGCAATTTCCTGTTTATGTTGGACGAATGGTTGAGGAAAGCACCAAAGATGCAGCAGTCATCAAAAGCATGGGGGTTGTATCAGGCGTGACAGAATCGACTTTGTTAACAACTGATTATGTGGTGCCAGGGCATATAGCAACGCCAGAGTTACAGTTTAGTTACAGCGTGATTGCATATCCTAAAGGCGTGGTAAATCCTGATCCTATGTTTGTTGTGTATAACGGTTTACCAAAAGGCAGTCGCGAACACTACGAGCTTGTCATTGATGGCGTTATGTACATTGTGTTGCATAATCAATACCCAGATAGTTCAACAAATCCAATTAGTTACAAATTAGTCCAGTAAGGGGAACAAGTATGGCAATTAATATAGTTGACGAACTGGTATCGTTGATACCAATTAACGCAATAAACGGTAAAGATGTTTCTAAAACAATCCTTGTTGATGTTAATGAAAATCCAATATTCATGAAGAATCGAGCTGTGTTACGCACAGCTGAAAAAAGGTTTGATATTTATGATGATAATGGACAATTATCATTTGCTATTCCTTTAAACGATTTTGATGACGCTGAAATACTGGCAGCTATTACCAGTATTAACGCCAGTATTACTAAATTAGAATCAGATGTAGCAGAAGCAGGAACTACGGCTAATAATGCTAAAGCCCAGAGTGAGTTAAACAAGGAAGATATTGTTACTCTTACGACCGTGGCTAATGCAGCAGATTCACTTTCTAAAAGCAACCAATCCAATTTAAACGAACTATCGACAACGGTTGGTGGTAATGCTGCTGCAATATCGGCTAATACTAAAGGCATTGAAAACAATACTGCGGCTATTGCAGGCAAAACAGATCAAACAGACCACGATTCATTAGTTACAGCTGTTAGCAGCAAAGCTGAACAAAGTGAGCTAGCAACTGTTAAAGCTACTGCTAATGAAGCTAATGCATTGGCTAAAACAAACCAAGGCTCTATAACAACTATAAACTCTACTATAGGAGATATTGAGACAGAGGTTTTAACTACTAAACAAATTGCTCAAAAAGCTGAGCAAGATGTAAATACTTTGGGTGTAACTGTTGGTAATAATACTACTCAAATAACCAATAATACCAAAAACATTGGTGATAACACCACGGCAATTGATAGTAAAGCTAGTCAAACTGATTTAAATGCTGTATCAGCTACAGCAAATGCAGCAGACTCAAGAAGCCAATCCAATGCTAGTAGTATTACTGGACTCAATTCTGCTGTTGATAATAACACCGCAACTATTGCTACAAAAGCTAATCAAAGTGAACTAAATACTGTGGCAGGCACAGCAGGTGCAGCAGACTCAAGAAGCTTGTCAAATGAAGCAAAGTTAGCTGGCAAGGTCGAAACTGACTCAGATGCTTCTGTAAATTCTTTGCATAATAAAACTGGTAATTACAACAGTGATGATAATTTCGACTTAAAAGTAAACGGCACAAATGTTCTTTCGGCTACTCAATCTGCAATATATGCTAAAAAAAATCTAGTGTTTCAAGGCGATAACGCACTTATCAAAGGTTTAACCAATGCCGTTGAAAACAAAGATGCAATGAATAAGCAAAGCGTTGAGGCTTTAACTAATGCTTTAAGTGGTCGTATTGATCAAATTGCAGAGGGTGCAGGTGATGAGTCTGATTATATAAGCGTCCATGGATTCGATGGGCTGGTTTTTGAAGGACAAAATTTATTAGATTTTATAAAATCTAAAAATGGAGATACTGAATGCCATATTGTATTTAATGCGATAAGGCACGCAACTCCAGCGGCAAATACTGACGCAGCTCAATGGGTGATGCGTGAATACATTCATAGCGACCATCCTTTTTGGAATTTTTGCCCGACTAATATCAGGTTAAAAGACGGGCTTGTAAATATCCAGCATACAAGCATTTTAGGAGTCAATGTAACTATTACCACTGAAAGTGAAATCTTATGCAAACAGATGCATTATAACTTTGGTACTGGTAGCAATGGTCGAAGGAATGATTGGCAAATTTGGCATCCTAGAGTTAAAGGGTATGAAGGATTTAACATCGGGCAGGTGTTGACAGACACGGATGTTACTTGGTCTGTTTCTTCTAATGTTAGAACTAACATGCAAAGATTACGAGATGCAATACCGAATGGGTGTACTTATATAGGTTGGCATAATTATCAATCAAATAATAATCGATACAAAATTATTGCTAAAGGCAACAGCTCTAGCATAGAAGGTACAAGTGGATCTTTTATTATTTGGCGACATGGAGGCACAAGCAGCACATCAGGTTTATATATTAACTCTGCAAGCACATCAGCAGAGGGGTGGGCTAGATCTTATATAGGTAACGCAAATGCCTGGGTAACATTTGGTAAACAGGAAAATAAAAGCACAGCCACACGATTTGAAGGTGTTGATCAAATAACAATACCTTTTTATGAAGAACCGCCAGAGCTAAACCTTTATGTTATAGCCAGTTTTACCAATGATTTACTCCAAACTAAAGCTATAGATGCTGATGGTGAATATCTTAGCGTTGGGCGTTATGGTGTTAATTGGGATGGTACTTGGACTAGAGATGAAGCGTATCATACTGCATATTACAAACAATCATCTAACACCTACATAGCATTCAATTACTCAACGCTAAAATGGAATAAATTTGTAGCCGCAAAGAGTCACGAAGCAGTTGGATTACAAGCAATTAGTTCCTTAATCTCTGAATTTAGCGAGAGATCTCAATTTCCACATCATGGTGACATTTACACCAATTTTGGTGATCTAGACGATTTACCTTATGAGCAAATCACTCAACCAACAATAGTGCATGATAACACCGCAAAAACATCAAAAATTAATTTTGGTGCAGCTAGATGGGGATATATCGAGGGCGGCGGCGTTCCAGATACTTCTGGTGAATATCCAGACGATGGTATGGATCCGATTGAAACAATTGAGGAATAAAAATGATACTTAACGGAAAAGTAATTAGAGATGTTGGCGGCATTGAGATCACTAAAAGCAGCGAAAACCCAAGATACGCCATAACTCTACAACGAGGCAATTTACTAGCTAATAACGCTAAATTAGAGGCTATAGCAACCGCTAAAAGTGAGTTAGAAACACAGAGATTTATCAATGCTGTTTTTGCAGCAAACCAATACCCAAATCAACCACAAGTGTATATATTTTAGGAGCTGATATGACAACAAAAACAGTAGTTTACATGAATGAAACAAATATTGATTGGACTGCAAGGTTCATTGATGGTGAAGAGAGATCAATATTTAATATATTAAAAAACAACAAATCACAACGAGCCACTATAACAATGCAAGATAATGCATTGCAAAAATTCGTATTTGGCGATTTTACTTTATCTGAATTAAAAGAGATTCAGCTGGTGGCTACCGTTGAGATCAATGGTGAAGTGGAAAAACAGGTGCTTGATTTTATTTACAGCGGTGGGCATTGGGATGTAATCCGAGCTTTTTACGGTGCTGAATTACCAATAGAAATAGCTGTGAATGCAGCTGATACCACAAACAACGATTACTTTTCTATCGATATTATCGGTAGCGGGTTGGGCAACGATACTGCTCAAATTAATATATTTGCTCGAAGCAAGTTAACTAGTTAATTAAACGGAGAATATAATATGGCTCATTTAACAGAAAGACGCCCTGATTTAAAGCAAGTAAACCAAGTTTTGCAATTAGGCAATAGCTCAAACGGAACAGTCCTTAGATCAGAGTTAGAAGGAGTTCTTAAAGTATGGAAGCAAAATTTAACTGATCTTGGTACAATTAAAGCAAGAGCAGGTGTTGAAGCTGATGATGTTGTCATCATGGAGCAATACAACGAGTTGTCCGCAAAAATTGCACAAATAGAAATAGTGCTTGCATCTGATGACGAAACGCTAAAAAAATTCCAAGATATGGTTGATTTTGTTAAAAATAACAGAACAGACATCGACAGTATCACCAGTATTGCTAATGCAGGTATTGCAGCTGTACAAGCTGATGTTGATCAAAATGAAATCGACAGCGATGCAGCTGATGCGGCTTTAGCAGCAAGAGCAACCGCACTAGAAGCATTCAAAGCGTTATTTGATAGCGCTATCAGTATTGTTCAGGACGGTGCTAATTGGGATACAATCATCAAACACGATTTGAATGTTAATGGCAATATTCAATCTAATGGAACCCAGATATTTAACAGCACTACAAAGGAATTAAAGAATGTTGCTAGTGTTGATTCTGGTACAGATGCAGTGTTATCCGCTACTGGTATAGCTTACACCGATACATTAGCTGCAAAGCATGCTATGAGATACAAAAAAGTTCTGCATTCAGACAGTGCTTCTGCTTATTTTGGATCTATAGTTAAAGCTGATATGTTTGTTACTAAAGTAACTATCAAGGTCAATACTGCTTTTGATGGTGGTGCTACATTGTCTATTGGCGACGACAACGATCTTACTTTGTTTGGCGATTTAGTTGCTGCTGATATGGGTAGTGTTGGTGTTTATTCGTTACCAATAATCATGAAAATGACTGCTGATAAACAACCTAAATATACTGTTTCTGGTTCACCTACTCAAGGTGACTTGGAAATATTCCTAGAAGTTTCTGCATAAAAAAAAACCCTAGGTTTTAACGCCTAGGGTTGTTCCTTTAAGGTAGGTTGTTATTTATTTTTATTAGCAATCTTAAGTAAAGACTCGGTTAGCTTTTCTCTTTTCTCATGCTCACCGCTATCACCTGTTAAAGCCAATTTTAACCAAGCAGAGAAGTCTGCCAATAAATACCTATGATTTTCAAAACCAAAATCTTTTGCAAAGTCTTGCATTAAAAACAAAACGTTTCGGAGTGTAACAGTGCTATCAGGCTTGTTTTTAATCTTGGTGTTGTATTTTATGCTCAACTCAAGATCAGAGATTAATACATGAAGCAAACATTCTGCTTGCTTAAAGCTAGCATCGGCACATGTCTCAAGCTCACGATCTAATCTTTTAATAGAAAAGTTTTGATTTAACATTGCCCAATCTGCCAACAACCGATTTCTTTGTTCAGGATTTGCTGCTTTAGCTTTGTTAATAATTGCCAACTGAGCGTTTTTGTGAGCAAGCATCATTTCAAAATGCTGAATTTTTTTAGTAACAGTTGACTCTGTTGCAATGATGTTTTGTAATTTAGTGTTCATAATATTATCCTTATTTAATTTTGTTTAACTTAATTGTTATAATTAATTATAACAGGTTTATTTATTAATGCAAGTATTAATGCAAAAAAAAATTTAGGCGTTAACCTAGGGTTGTTCTTAAATTGTTTTATGCAAAATAACCCACTTTAAAAACAAGAGCAATACTTGATAAAACAAATTTTAAAAAAGAAGAAAACTTTATATTAATTTCATTTTGATATTTTTCTTCTATTAACTCTTTGTTTTGATTTGCAATTTTTATATTTTCACAAGTAGTTCTAGCTTGATCAACTTCTCTTTTTTCAAAATCGTTTCTAGGAGCTATGTTGTCTAATATCTCAATAGCTTTGTTATGATTTAATGCTGTTCCTTTACCTTCTGCATGCATACGAGCTAAATCAAATTTAGCATCCATCCTGCCTTTCTTTGCTGCTTTTTCATACCAATAAACTGCTGTTTGATAATTTTGCAACAATGTTTCTTTTTTTTCATAAAATCTAGCTAAATTATATTGAGCTTCTGCATGCCCTTGCTCTGCTGCTTGCGTAAACCAATAAACGGCTTTTTCAAAGTCTTGCTCTACGCCTTCTTGACCTTCATCATACATTTCACCTAGGTTGGATTGAGCTTGAGCATTCCCTTGATCAGCTGCCTTGGTGTACCACTTAACAGTTTCTTTACTATTTTGCTTTACACCGTAGCCTATTTTATACATAAAACCTAAACAAGATTGCACCTTTGCATTGCCTCGTTCAGCTGCTTTAATAAGCCATTCAATAGCTTCTTTGCGGTCTGTTTCTACAAATTTGCCTTCGTAGTACATATTAATTAAATTATTTTGAGCATTTGCATCACCTTGATCAGCTGCTTTAGTCCACCAGCTAAATGCTTTTTTAAAGTCTTGCTCTACACCTTCGCCCACATAATATAGCTTACCTAAAACATATTGAGCATTAATATAACCCTGATCGGCTGATTTTTCGTACCATTCAACAGCTTTTTGGTAATTTTGATTTACGCCTTCTTTGCCTTTCTCATATATAACGGCTAGATGATATTGAGAGTAAATAAACCCTTGCTCTGCTGCCTTGGTGTGCCACTCAATAGCTTTTTGGTAATTTTGCTTTACTTCATACATAAAGCCTAAATCAAATTGAGCATTTACATCACCCGCTTCGGTTTTCTCTTCTAATTCTTTTATATCCATAACCTTTCCTATTTCTGCAAAATCTTGTAAGTAACCTTATTCTTCGACCCTCTGTAAAAAAACTGACATTCAAGCATATCTTTTTCACCTACAATTGGTCTAACGGCAACATGAAACAAAGCAATGGACTTAAAGTGTTGCTCTGGAAAGTTGTAGTAATATTGACGATAAAATTTGTTTTGATTACCATCCCAAGCAGTTAGATGAATAAATTCACCACGAATCATGCATTTATCGTTTATGCTTTTCATGTTGTTAGCTAGCGTCACCTCGATGACACATTCGGACGATACTTTAATTACAATAATACGATCATTAGGTATATCGTATTTAGTGTTGGTTTTAAGTTCAGACATCATGTTGCGTACTACTCTCCAGCTTTGTATTTACGAATAATATAAAGTGAATCATTGTTTGCAGTTTGTACAACCCATTGTCTTTTTGTGTTTTCAATTGCTGTACTTATTAAACTACAGTTAATGTTAGTAGCTAATAAATTAACTACAATATCGTTTTCCTTAGAAAAAGAACATATAATATCTTCTAAAAAAGCAACTGGTTTGTCGTTTAAACCATCAGATTCATATGAATAAACACGGGGTACACTAGGTGAAAACGCTTCTGGGTTGTGGTGCTTACTAAACACTAAAACATCTTCAAATTGTCTACCATTTAACCAAATAGCTCTATAACATAAAGGCAACTCTTTTTCTTGATGTTGAATAAAATCTTTTCCATATTCAGTTTTAGCAATTACAACAGCAGTTCCTCCAGGGCGAAGTAATTTTAATGATTCTTGCATTATTGGTTGAGCGTAAGGGCGAAAAGTCATTCTAGAATCTGGTGCTACGGTAGTAAATTCTACCGCATTAATTAAAACTAAATCTGCTTTGTTTTCGTTTTTTTGTGTTTTCATAATATTCCTTTTGTTGTTTAAGTTATTATAATTAATTATAATAACTTTATTTATTAATGCAAATATCTATTTAAATCAATCATCCGATCCAGAACTGCTTGAACTGCTTGAGCTGCTTGAGCTGCTTGAGCTGCTTGAACTGCCCGAATCCCCTACGCTAGTAGGTAAATACAAAGGGCTATACGGATTATAAGGGCTATACCAATCACAATCACTACTGCTGTTATGATCACAGCCACGAGAACGAGTTGTAGAAGCAGTAGCCTTTCCTTTAGAGGTCGGCTGAAGCTTTTCTTCTTCTTTTTCCTCTTCCTCTTCCACTGGATCGCATTCATTAGGCAACACAGCCCAACCAATCCAAAACAACACAATTGCTGCATAAATTAAAATTATTACAAAAGTTATTCCTGTTTCTGTCATTTTTTATTTTCTCCTATATAAATTTACGAATAAGCCATACTAACCATCGAGCATCAAAAGCTTTCTTTTTAGTGATGATTGTTAAAGGGTTGATGAGCGGACGATGAATGGAAAATCTCACATAAACATAGCCGTTTTTTTTAAAAGCATTGATAGATTTATCGACTAACCAGTATTGTCGAGACTCATCTAGTTCTGGTAAAATATTTTCAATACAATGCTTAGAATCCTTTAAGCCTAAACCAACAAAATCGTTTTCTTTAAATTTCACATATCCAGATTTGTTGTAAATCTCTTTTTCTTTAAATGAAATTATTGAGTGAGTGTCTTCATCATAACCGTAGGTTAAGCCAAGAACATGCTCATGCCTTAAACAGATCACAATCGGTGTTGTAACCAACAATGCAATCCATAGTGGAATGGTCAGAATTAGTGCTTCCATTATTATTCCTGTTTTATAATGATTGATAATAGTTTTTAACTACATCATGTTGTATAGCTGTTGATTTAAATTGATTAAACCAAGGAACTTCTTTTTCATGTGTTATAGAAACTAAAACAGACGCTTTTAAGCGTCCATATTCTTGCCAGCACTTGTTTAAAACATCCAGTATCTCTTTATCTTTATTTTTGTATTCTGGCTCTATTTTGCCTTCATTAGCTGTATCTGAATCATAAAAATAAGATAATGAATCTATAGAGTCATAACCATAGCTTTTAAAAGAGTGGTATGTTTCTAAATGAACAGGTCCATACTTCCAAGCATGGAAGTTACTGTTGGCACCTATTAAGTTTTTTTCTAGTATAGCTAAAGTCCATCCGTAGCCAATAAACATTAGTTTTTGTAATTTAAAATTAGTAATAGCCAATCCCTCTAATTGGCTATTTTTAATAAAAAAGTTTGATAGCTTGTAATGCTCTTGAGAGCCAAGAATATCCATTAAATCCTCAAGTTTGCATTGTTGTAATCAGATGGAGCCATGCTAGATAAATCAATTAACTCTCGTTTTCTATAATACAAGCTATTGTTTGTTAAGTTTTGAATTAAATGCGTATTTTTTTGCGTTTTGGTTATTACAATCCTTTCAGATTTACTTAAAAAAACAGTTAATGCCCAACCTACTTTTAATTTGCGAAAAGTTTTTGATTTACTATGATAAATGCAAGAATCATGAATAATCAGATCGTCACGATATAGAAAAAAAGAAAATGTATCATGAACAACATGAGGTAGTTCAAGAGGTAAGTGGTTATAATGAAGCATAGAATATTTTCCTGGAGTGCGGTTATCATTTGAATTTCGAAAAAATGCATTATCAACAACATACATTATGGCTACAATTAGGAATGCAAATACAGCTGATAAAAGCCAATCTGTGATTGTAATCTGGTGATTGCTTGTCATTGCATCACTTTCTTCTTTAAGCTGCTCTTCCTCTTCTTTATTAGCTTTTGATGATTTGTTTAATGTCTTATAGACGCTAGTAGCAACAAGAGCTTTTCCGGGGCTAATTCCCATAGTATGCAGACTGTATGCATTGCAAGAAATAATTGACAAAATTAAAAAAAATTTATTCATTATTATTATTCCTGCAATCTTTCCTTTGTTATTTAAAATAATTAAGTTGTTAAAATTAATTATAACAGGTTTTAAGATGATTGCAAGTATTAAGTAAAAAAACCCTGCCGAAGCAGGGGTTGTTGTTTAATCTAGTTCTAGCGTAATGCCGTCAATTTTTACATTATCCAAAAACAGCTTGCATATAACCCAAGAGGCTGCCTTTGCTTTTACTTCATCACAGCCGTTTAGTTTAGCCACCAGCTGGTTTGTAATTGACTTATACAGCTTGTTAGCGCTTTCTTTAGATAAGCCAGCTACTTTTTCCGCTTTAGCTTTTTCAATTGCTTCTCTTTCCGCTTTAGTTTTTTCAGCTGATTCAATCTTAGCTTGAGTTAATTGGCTGTTTAGATGACTTAATCTGTTTTTAACTTGATCAGTAATAATTAAAAGATCATCTTTGTGGTTATGGATAGACTCAATAGCCTGATTAACATTATCAACAGTTAAAATAGGAACATAAGATAAGCGTTCTAGCAACTCTATAGCTGCTTGTCGTTTCTTTTCTTCTGAGAACTGCTTGCCTTGATTAAGTATTAAAGAGTAATGCTCCTCTAAAACTTTTAAAGCTTTAGCAATCTCTGACTGAATAGTAATATCGCTATCGCCATATTCACTTGGTTGAACCGAAAGCAAGAACTCCTTCTGCTTTTTCATCTCTTGCAACAATTCTCTTGCATGGTCTATGCTGTGGGCTGATTGCAAGTTACTACTAATGTTTTTTATTTTATCCAATAAATCCACAACTGCTTGGGATGCAGTGTTTTTTTGCTCTGCTAAAGATGCTTGCTCTATCAAGCTGTTAATTTTGCTTAAGCCGTACTCTTTAGCTTCTTTAGCTGATTCAAGCAAAAACCCAAACTCATCTTGATTAACAAGTTTAGCTTCTAGCTGTTTTTTTAGCTGTTGAAGATTGCTACAGCTCATGTTGTCAAGAAGCTTGCCACCCTCACTAAATGGCTTGCTATAAGCTCTAATTTCCGCAATTTTTTCTTCAAAAACTTTGCGGTTAGCTTCTGATATCTCAAGCTCTCTGGTTTTCTTAAACTCATCTAACCAATCCAAAACAACAATCTTTTTTTGCCTTAAATCAGATGCAAGATACTCATCATCTGCTATCTCTAATGCAACTAGTTTGTCTCTTAATTTATCTATAATAGATAGAGACAAGGTTGGAGCAATTACCCCGCCATCTTCTATATTGGTTCGAAACTTTTCTATTTCAGCAAGCTTCTCTTCATGTGCTGCAACTCTAGCTTCTTCGGCTGCTTTCCATTCAGCAACAGGAGCTTTAATTGATGCTGATATAGCGTCAACATCTGTAACAAATTGCTTAAGAGCTGCTTTATAAGCTTTAACATCAACTTCCATCTCTGCAATTTTTTCTTTTAAAGCTTTTTGTATTGCTACTTTGCTAGAACCAACTTTTTTCGCTAATGAGTTTCTAGCTTTTCTAGTGGATTCTTGGTTTATATCCATTGCATCTAGTTTAGTTATTTCAGGAGCAACCGCTTCTTGTAGCGCAACCATGACTGATTGCAGTCCGTTTTGAACCACTGTAACGCTAGTGGTTTCAATCGTTTCTAATACAATTAGATCTTTTTTTGTTTCGCTCATAATAATATTTCCTTTGTTGTGTATGAACTTGTTAAAATTAATTATAACAGGTTTTAAAATGATTACAAATTTTAATGCAAAAAAAAAACCCCACATGAAGCGGGGCTTGTTAGGTTGGGGTTAATTAAAACGGTTCTTCGTCAAGATCATCTTCATAATCAACGCTTTCGGCTTTGTTGCTTTGTTTTACTTTTGCATTAATAATTTTATTTTGATTAACTGGAGGAGGAGTGTTAACTGGAGGCGGGTTGTTAACTTGATTTTGCTCTGGCTCAAAATAATCTTCATCTTCATCAGGAACATCAAGACCTTCAAGAGGAATGTTTTTAAAAAGCTTTTTGATAGCAGTTTTTTCCCACATTTGTTCTTCCCAAGTTTTCCAAGGGCTGTTGCTACTGTTACCGCTTCGACTAGTATTCTTGCATTTAATAATATAACTTTTAGGGCAAATAGCGTAAATAGTTACGGTTTTGTTGCCTCTAATTATTTCAGCTAAAGCATATGCTAGTTTCATCTCACCACGCTGAAATTCATCTAAATTGTAATCAATTTTATGAGTTAATTCGTTAGTTACTGGATTGTAATCAAACTTATCTTTTTCACGAACAACAAAAGCCTGAATGCGTGAAATGTTAGGGTTGCGGTATGCTAAAGTAATCAACCCTTGAGCCATGATAACTAAAGAAGCTCTGCCAGCAAATGGAACTAATGCTGCTTGCTTTCCGTCAACTGGAATATTTAAAGCAAGAGCGTCTTTGCAGGTTGCAATTAATGACATTGGATCAACATTATTTTTTAAACTAGGGTTTTTTATTAACGCAGAGCTTAAACTAGCCACTGCCTTTTTCATTTTTGTTGCATCGTTTTCAAAAAACGACAACAAACCGCTTTCTGTTGCAGCTGTTGTTAACGCATTTTTAGTATTCCAAGTGATTTGTGTTCCCATAATTTTTCCTTATTTGATTTGGGTTAACTGTTAAAATTAATTATAACAAGTTTATTTATTAATGCAAATATTAAGTAAAAAAAAACCCTGCCGAAGCAGGGTTTGTTGTTTAGTCTATTTCAACTTCTTCTAATGCTCGGTCGCATTCCACTATGTATTGCCAGAGCGTTTTGTTATGAAGTGTGTCAAAGGTAAATGCAAATTCCATTTTCTTATCTGTACCTACATAATCACAAGCTCTCTTTAGCAAATCAATAAAAGGGTTTTCTTCGGAACAAGAAGAACAATCAGATCGTGTTGTGGATTTTAAATAATTCTCTATATCAGATACAGAATCAAATTTTGAAACAATCTCGTCCTGAATATAATTAAAAACAAAATTGTGAAACTCGGTTAGATCGTGTTCAAATAAGTATTTAACATTAATTGGTTTTAGCTTGACCTCAACAATTTTTAAGTCTTCTTTTTCCTTAACTGGAGTTTCTTCTTTAACAACAACTGGGGTTTCAACAACAACTGGAGTTTCTTCTTCTTCCTTAAACTCTATATTAGCAGCCCACAACGCATCGCTTACCTTTTCTAAAACTTCTCTTTGATTATCGTAATTATTGTCAAACTCACGCAGGTAATCCTCTATTTTGCCTTGAGATCTGGCAAGGTCTTCTGCTGCATTTAGCTCATTACCGCCGTCACACAGACTGTCTTCTCCGACCATTTTATAAACAAAAGTTCCAACATCAACGCATACTTTGGCTTTGATATGATTATTAATATGATAACTGTCAATTGAATTAATAATACGCGGATGGTAATTATTAACACCAAACGGCTGTTTGTAGTTTTCAGGATCTACAATAGAGCCAACATATTGCAGAATTTTTTCAATTGTGTCGTTATAACTCCAAAAATCTTCATTGTTTACAGCAGCTTGAGTTAGAAAAGTGGCTTTATGATTTATATCACCATTTAACGCAGTAGAGATGTTTAGAAGATAATGCATAATGGCTTGGGTGTATGACTCATAGTCTTCATGGTAATCATTAAAACGAAACCTTTCTAAAATCTCATCAGAGATCTCAATATCTTCTAATTTGTCATCAATTTCAATATCAGTTTTAAATTCAGTTTTAAAGTAATCTTGCAGCAATGCAAACTCGTTGTTTATATTAAATTTCATAATTTTTCCTTATTTAATTTTGTTTAAACTGTTAAAATTAATTATAACAGGTTTTAAGATGATTGCAAATTTTCTTTTAAGATTTTTTGAGCATGTACATCACCCTGCTCGGCTGCTTTAGTGTACCATTCAATGGCTTTTTTGTTATCTTGCTTTACTCCTTGACCTTTTTCGTACATTTCACCTAGATTAAATTGAGCATCTACATTTCCTTGATTAGCTGATTTAGTAAACCATTTAACAGCTTTTTCATAACTTTGCTCTACGCCTTCTCCTATATCATACATAGTACCTAAATTAACTTGAGCCTCCGCACCCCCTGCTTCGGCTTGTTTTTTTAATTTCTCTATGTTCATAATTATTCTCCTTTTATTTATAACTCTATTAGTTCATCTGGATAATCGGTAAATATACCAGTGTTGCAAGCGTCTGCATAAATGCTCTTGGCTTTATTCCAAAGCTCCACGCCTTCTTGCAATAAACTGTTTGATATACGGCAACAGCGAATGCCGTGATGTTCTGCACCATTAACAACATGATAATCGGTCTCTACAAATATCAAAACATAACTAGCAGTTTTGCCAGTGTTAATTCTAACTGATTCGAGGTACGCTGCAGCTTGCATGTGATAATTAGAATCTATAATGTATTTTCTTAAATTTCCTTGTAATTGATATGTACCAATTGTTTTTAGATCCACAATAGAACAACCATCACCCCAATCTCTATAAGCATCAAGCTTGCATTTGATATCAATGCCATAATCTGGGCAAGTGTGAGTACTTGTTATTTCAGTTGTTGTTCCTGCTAACCATTGAGATGCAGTGTTATGGTTACGGATGCATTTAACCATCTGCGTAGCGGTGTCAAAAGCGTCTTTACTTACTCTTATTTTACCTAGGCTTGCAATGTGTTCGTTTCGTGATTTTCCTTTGTAATTCTCAACCATATATTTGCCGTCAATAGCTTCTGGCGTTAATAGTAATTCATGGACTAGCGTACCCAAGTTAAATTTTTCTCTTGGATCTGGTTTCTTCATAATAGCTGCAATTGAACCTCTATTGATGATTCTGGATGCTTTACTATAAGACAAAGCCCCATTATTATTATTAGAATTTTTTAGTAATTTTATAAACTCTAAGTCACTGATTTTTTTTAGCATTTATTTGATTATTTGTTAATTTATGTTATAATTAATTATAACAGGTTTTATAAAAAACAACAGGATTATTATGAAAAAATTAGAGCTGCGAGATTATCAAAAAGCAGTTATTAAAGAAACAATACAGTGCATAAAAGATAAGAATGAGCAAAAAAAACAATTGCAGGCGATGGAACAAACTCCAGAGGTGCGAGACAAACTGGTAAAGTTAAAAACTGACAACATATTACTTCAATTGCCAACAGGTGCAGGCAAAACAATCATTGCTACACAGTTAGTCGATATGTTTAGTAAGAAAGGTATCAGTGTTTTCTTTATAGTGCATCGCAAAGAGTTAGTAGAGCAAACTGGCGATACTTTTAGTAAATACGGATTAGAGCATGGAATCATATCTGCAAAATCTACACCTAGGTATCACAGGCGTGTTCAGGTTTGCAGCGTGCAAACACTAGCTAATAGGCTTGACAGCATAGACAAACCGGATCGGTTAGTTATTATTTGGGATGAATGCCATCACATTGCGGCTTCTTCGTATAGAAAAATATTTGATTATTATAGTAGGGCTTTTAGTATTGGTTTATCAGCTACTCCAAGAAGATTGGATAATGCTGCATTAGCAAGATATTTTGATCGACTTTGCACTTTAAGCGATGTAATTAAAAGATATTTTAACCCTGAATACAGCCGTAGTTCTGTTCGTTGGTTAATAGACCAAGGCAATTTGTCGGATTACAGGTTATTTGCAGTGCCTTCTGTTAATAGAGATGATATTGATACTGTTGGCGGTCAATTTGTTGTTAAAGATGCTTCCGATAAAATGAATGACAACATCATTGCAGGGCAAATAGTAGAAACATGGAAGAAGCATGCAGAAGGGTTAAAAACAATTGCTTTTGCAGTGGATGTAGATCATGCAGTAGGGTTGAGTAACTCCTTTAATAAACATGGCGTACCTGCAACATATGTTACGGGTAAATGTAAGGACCGTGCGGAAAAACTCCAGAGATTCGCTGAAGGTGATTTTGATGTTGTTGTTAATGTAGCGTTGTTTGATGAGGGTTTTGATATAGCTTCCGCTTCTGGTTTAGATGTTACTGTTAAATGCGTTATTAGTGCAGCCCCAACTAAATCATTAGCCAAATGGTTGCAGATGTGTGGTAGAGCATTAAGAGCAAGTAAATGTGGTAAAAAAGCTATCATTCTTGATCATGCTCAAAACTCATACAAGATGGGCAAAGTTGAGCTTGGCTCACCTGATGTAGATCACAACTGGTCATTAAAAGGCGGTGAGATTAAAGAGGCTGGGGTCACCATTTGCGACGAGTGCCATTTTGCATACAAAATTGTTTTAAGTAGTTGCCCTGAATGTGGAGCAGAAAGAAAGAAACAGGAAAGAGACGGCGGAAGAAGTGTTAGTCAAGATGATGACTTAGAACTAGTTGAGATGACTCCAGAAAGAGTTGCGGAAATAAAGAATAAAAAAGAGATTGATTTTCTTAACTGCAAAACGGTTGCAGAAGTATTGAAAGTAGAAAAAATGCCAATTAATCAAGCAATCAGAAAACTAAATTATATTAAGGCAAAGCACAGAAGTATTTTACATATAACTAATCTAACAAAAGGCTGCAAAGCTTGGGATATACAGCTACCAGAATACGGCGACATTAGAATAAAAACTAATGACGAATTAAAGGACATTGCTTTAGATATAGAAGGAAGAATAGCAGGATGAATGAAAACACTTTAACAAAAAAAATAATGCTGGCACTACCAAAACTAGTGCGAGTATTTAGGAATCATGTTGGAACAGTTAAGGACCAAAGAGGCGTTTGGCATAAATTTGGATTAATGCCAGGCAGTGCAGATTTAATTGGTTATGCTAAAATTAAAATTACACCAGATATGGTTGGCAAAACTATACCAGTTTTTACTTCATTAGAGGTAAAAACGGATAAAGGAAAACAGCATGAAGCTCAACTTAAATGGCAAAATGCCATGCATAACGCAAATGCAATTCATGGGGTAGTAAGAAGCCTCGAAGATGCAGAACAAATAGTTAACAACTGGAAACAGGAGCAAGAGAAATAATGGAAAATCAAATAAAAAAAGTAAGATTTTATTTAAAAGTAAATGAAATTACACAAACTAAGGCAATGGAAATTTTTAACACTAGCAGACCTCTAATTGTTAGAGCATCTAATTGGACAGACTATCAAAGACTAAAAATTTATACTGGAGCAGTAGATGGTTTAATTAAAGCTATTTTAGATAAGTTTGAAGGTAGAATTAGTGATGATAAGATTATCTTTTGCAAGGCGTTAATACATGCATTAGATATTAAGGCAGCTAATTTAGCTAAAGAGCTTGACTGTAGTGAGGCTGTCATGAGGAATGCAATTAATGGAGCCAGTAAAACCGCGTTTAAGCGGTTTTATGATCATGTTTTAAAAAGAACAGATGCAAAAAACCTGTTATCTCTACTAAATATTAATGCTCCATTATAGGAGCATTATAGCCTCAAATATAGCTGCAAACACCAAGTATGCAGCTGCTAAATAACACCAAGTTCTTACTTCTTCTTTTGCAAGTTTCTTGTAAGCTTCACAGTTTTCGCCAGGCAACTTTCTCATATCATCGTTAATAGCAGATATCGATCTGAATTTAAGTTTGTTTAAAATATTTTTCATAAATTATCTCCTTTAAAATAAAATTAATTATAACATATTTTATATTAATTATCCTGTGGATAACCTGTGGATAACTTTTATTTTTATCTGTTAAGATTATTTCTGCAAATGCAGAGTTTTGCAGAAGTTTTGCAAAGTTTTGCAAAGTTTTGCAGAAGTTTGCAGAAAAAAAAACAAATTTTGCAGAAAAAAAAACAAAAAAAATTACTAAAAAACTTGCTAAAAAAAATAAAATTAACTAAATTCACTTCTAATCAACAAAGAATTATGGAGCATGTCAGCATGGATTATTTGAACATTAATATACCTAAATTGCATGAAATTTTATTTACATTAACCAGCGAAGAAAAAGCAGCTTTTATTTTGCTATGCACGCACTATTTTAAAACAGAGAAGCCGATATCTAATGATTTAAAAAGATTATCAAAACTTTTAACAATCAATAACTTAGAGGTGTTAAAAACTGTTCTTGACTTGCATTTTGAATACGATGAAGAGTCTGAAACATACGATTGTGAGCTATTAAGACAAGCGTTATCTACCGCTCAAAACAACCAAAAAAGGAAGCAAGAAATAGCAAAAGTTAGAGCTGAGGCAGCTAGGAAAAAAGCTGAAAAATACAAGCTTGTTAAAAATATTTCTGCAAATGCTCTGCAAAACTCTGCAAATGCACCACTAAATATAAATATAAATAATAAAGATAAATATAAAAACTTAGAAAAAAGTAACCAAAAAAGGAAGCCGAATTTTTCGGAGGCAGATTTTTCTTTTGCTAAGCATTTGCAATCCTGGATTGCAAACATATCCTCAATAGCAGGTGAAAAATTTAATCTTGACAAATCGGCAAACGATATTAGACTGATTAGGGAGAGAGACAAGGTTAGCTTGGAGGAGCTTAGCAAGATAGTAGGATTTGCATTTAGTGGTAATTGGTGGACTGATAAAATTACATCCACTAAATTTTTAAGAAACAATTTGGGAAAGATACAAGCTCAGATGAACGGAACATCTGCAAAGCAAAACAACAGCAACAGCAACAGCACGGATAGCAGTAGCATTAAATCAGTTGGTAAGCACACAACCACTAAAGCGACAACATTCTAGGAGGAGCCTATGGCTAACACACTATTTAAGCAGTTTGAAAAAAAAATGAAAGAGCAAGGGGTTAATATTTTGGACAAAGCAAGCTTGAAAGAAAAAGTTGCGGAAATTGACAGGCTTGAGAGAATTAGATTGGCAGAATTGAACAAAGCAGCTGAAATTAATTTGCCAGCTAGATTTGATTCTACAGACCTGAAAAGCATTACACCAGACAAGCAGCAAAAAAATCTTTATGAGTTTTGTCAAAAACTAGTTCAAGCAGTTAGCAAAAAGCAGGAAAAAAATGGAATCATATTAGGTAGTGTAGGTTCTGGCAAAACTATGTTTCTTAGCAGTGCTGTAAACGAATTAGGCACGCAAGGATTTAATGGTTGCTTAGTTACCTTAGCTGACATGTTGTTAGGCATTAAAGCTGCTCATTCGCTGTCTATGGCTGCTGTTTACGAGAAGATAAAACACTTTTCGGAGGTTGCTTTGCTTGTTCTTGATGAGATAGATGCAGTTAAGTTTACCGAAAAAGATTTTGAATTGCTAAACACCGTGATCAACAATCGGTACAATTCTCGGCTATCTACTGTGGTTTTAAGCAATAAAAATATAGATCAAGTTAAAGAAATACTTGGCGATAGAATTATTGATAGATTGAGAACTAATGGCGGTTGTCAATTATCTGTAGACATGAGGTCAAAAAGAAGTTGACAATTTAGTTTTTTTTTTATAATATGAATTTGTAACAGTTTTTTACCATATTGTTTTAGTAAGTCTTTTTCTGTTACCATGGTTTGTTATTATTTGTTGTAATCATGATATATCCTTAGCCTCTATTGATGTTTGTTTTAATAGAGGTTTTTTTTTGCTTTTTTTTTGTTTTTAATCTACATTTAAATTACCAACAATCAAAAAACTGGTATTTAAATGCTGCCACTTATTACAAAATCAGAGTTAGAGCTATTAATATCCGCATTTGATGTAAACACCTTGCTTGATAGCAAGAATTGTGAAGTTTTAGAAGATTCATTAAATCAAGATTCATCACTAATCACATTAGCTTTTCCTTGTGGTGATTATCAAATCAAAACCATTAATCAAGAGGAAAAAGAAAATGCTTCTTTTATTTAGTCATGTTTATTTAACAACACAGTTCTACTCTAACAAAAAATTTATTAACAATTTTGGACTAATAATATTAATTTGCTATATGATATTTTTTGCCTTTTTGTTTGCAAGCACTACTGGATTTATTGCAGTCACTATTAATGTAATATTGTTTATTTTTAATTTTTTTGCGTTATTAGAGAAAATATAATGTTAATAATAATAACGCTACCTAGCAGCACTATTAGAATTAAATACAATTATGATGTAACTTTAACAACTAAGGATGGAAAAAAAACACATTTCTGCAAAAGAAAATAATAATTATTTTGGTTTTTGTGTAATATAAAAACCTATTGTCTACAACCCTCTGTTTTAGTCTTTTTAAGAGGGTTTTTTTAAAAAAAGGAAAATATATATGAAAAATTTTATACCCGTATTAGCAGTATTAGTATTTGTTACTGGATGCAATCTTAACGCAGATCACGCATTAAAAACTCTTGATGTTTCAAATTATACAGTTAAACCAGAAATAACTTTTAGCAATATTGAATTAAGAAATATAGATTTTATAAAAAAAAATAGCTTGTCTGGATGCAGCGATAAATCATTAATAGAAGATTGTTTGTCATTAATGGAAATAAACAAATTAAAGAAATTTTCTAAAAAAGTTTTTGCTTTAAGCAATGCAAAAGCTTATGAAAAGCATGTTAATTACAAAGATGTTGCTAATGATGATTACAAAGCAGATACAATTGCTCAATACAAAGATTCATTTAAAAATGATGAGATTTTAGTTTCTGAATTAAAAGATTATATTGACTATTTAAAAAGCATTTATTCGTTAAACAACGAATTTAATTCAGCAATTAAAGCTTTAGATGCAACAGAACAATCAAAAATGATT